TATCCCCGTGTCGGTTGCGTAAAATTGCCACGCTTTCCGTTTCCAATCCCTTGTCATAAACAATACTGTCAACCGCTTGCAAAGTGTATGTTTTGTTCACGTCATCTTTGTTGGTAACTTGTAAATCGATTTGAACATGTTCAACCAATTGGCCTTCCCGGTCCTGGCATAAAAAAACTTTTTCTACTGTTATAACTTTCATACTATTTTTTTTTAAAGATTACCCACGCATAAATATTCGTTTGCCACACCCGTGTTGGCTATTGTGTGGGATAGCTTTTCAGCCATTGTAGTTCCCGTGTTGTCCAATAGCACAATTGAACCCCCCAAAGCATAAGTCAGCGTAACCCCCGCCCTTGTTTTTACGCTATAATTAAATCCCAAAGCAAGACCGTTCGGTAATGTCAATGTGCAACTTGCAGTCAATAAAATAACTTTGCCGTTGTAGGTATTGTCAAGCGTTGTGTTTGTGCCGATTTTTACGACTGTTATATTGGTTGAGTTTTCTAAAGTTAACAATCGCGCAATCTCGGTATCTGAAAGCAAAGACTTCCCCGCAACTTTATCAACTTTATTTCCAACAACTCCTGTCAAAGCCACAATCAAATCATTCAACACTTTCACCTGTCGTGCATCCGCTACTTTTCCGGCAACGATGCAATCAAGCGCATTGTAAATATCTGTTTTGTCTACTTTTCCAGCTAACAGCGAAACCAAGTCCACGCCCTCGGAATAAGTGGAGAAAACCGCCAACAATTCTGCAACGGTATTCACTAATGAATCTCCATCCGCAGTAGAACCTCCAATGATTGCTTGAACGGCAATTATCTTGTCGTTGAGTTCTTTTAGCGTGTTTGCATCAGCAGGCGCACCGCCTAAAAGTTGTGTGCCTAAAGCATCTATTTCAGTTTGGGTGACTTTGGCAGCCAATGCCGCCGGTAATCCAACCACATCGGCAACGGCAACAGATGCCACCGCATTGATTCGTCCTACGTATTCCAAGACTCCAGAACTTGGATCTACAATTTTCATCGAAAACCGGATGATCTCGTTGGGGTGCAATACAAGATTTTCGGCATTTGGAAAAGAAAACTGGAATCCCAGTCCATTTAGATGAAATATGGTGATGTCGGTTGCTTGGCTATTTTTTACCAAGATTTCCTTTCCTGAATATAAAAAAGTGTTTTGGTACACCTTGCAACTTTTCAAGTTCGTGACAGCTCCGCGAAAATTCAGATAACCATAGAAAAAATCATCTAAATAAGTGTCGTTTATTTCGCCTGTATTGTAGACTTGGAAGGGTTGTTTTTCTCGTTCTAATATGGATTTGTTGCCAAAAACCACTTCAGACGGGTTTCCAATTACAGCATCATCCACGTCAAATTCTAATATAAAAACATTGCCTATCGGAGTTTTTGGAGCAATTCGTATAGTAGCTGACTCCTCGCCTTTCATTAGTATGATTTGATTCAACTGGTTGGCCACTAAAATATCTTTTCGGAGCATTCCAGCATCGCACAAGGTTTCGTCGGTTTCGGTTACTGCTGTCGTGGCATAATTAACGCCATCATAGATCCACGAAGTTATCTCTGTAAATAATTTCAACCCTACAAAAGTGGTTCCTCCGCCACTCACTAACTGGCTGTATTTTTTGGCGTTGACCGCATTCACGAGTTCCTGAACTGCGATGCTCTCTGAAATACCACCTCTGGAAACGTGTATTTTTGATGCGGGATCTAAATTAGTTTGTATTGGCAACTCGTCAATTTTCTTGGCGTTGGTACCAATGGCGTTATAAGCTGCCGTAAGACTGGCCAGTCGTTCCATTACAAGGGATTGAAAACTCATGATTTAGGTCTTTTGTTGGAACAAATGTAATAAATAATATTGTTATTTAGAATCATTCTAAATAAGAAAAACGCAAATAGTTTAGAATCATTTATTGTAACTTTGTGATTATGGCACTATTACTGTTTTTCGTGATATTATTCGTCGTCTTTGTTGGCGGTGGCTGGCTTATTGGCAAGTCTTTTGGCAACGCTTTGTTTCCTGGAGAAAAAGAAGAAAAAACCACTTTTATCAATAACATTACGCACGTTCATTATCACGAGCACAAGAATATTTCGATTATTGATGAAGAAACGAAGAAGAAAATATTTGAATTAAAGGAAAATAAGGATGGGAAGTAAATTGACAGCAAAAAAAATTTCTGAAATATGTGTTTTTAAAATAAAATCAGAATTATCAAAAAAGAAAGCAGAATCGGTTTGCTCAAGTACATTTACACTATTCATTTCGGAGTTGCCGTTTGACTTTTGTATTTCCGAATTTGTAAATGATCTTAAATCAAATTTTAATTCGGCTGAAATATCATATTATGAAGATTATCCTGTATATAAATTTTGTGTAAACATCATTAAATACACGCATTCATTAAACTAAAAAATGAAAAAAAATAACTACTTCGCTGTTCACAAGAACAAAAAGCCAAAGCGTAAACTGGAAGCCATAAACTGGAAACCTATTTATGCTGCGATTTCAAAAGCAACTGAATTAGTTAAAAGTTTGGTTGACCTTAAAAAAGCAATGTATGATTTACAAATGGTTAGAATTTGTTCAGAATTGAAAAAAGAACCTGCCATTGTTGGAACTGATTATCAACCGGAAATGATAATGAATTCATTTCAACGAAATCCTATTGCGGGAGTTGCTGTTGAGGAATTTAAAGTGCCAATATCTGATTTAAGCGATTTAAGCGATCATTATTTGGATAAATTAAGAATGAATCAACCAATTTCAAATTTAGATTATTTTAAAAAATGAAAAAACCACATCTTGATCAATGGCAAAGAAGAATGATCATTGAAAATTATGGGATTTCAGGACCTCTTTTCAATCTAAATCTTCAATTAAAAATATTTATTAGAAATATTGAAAAAAGCCTCCAATTAAGGAAGCTTTCAAGTTGATTTCTCATTCGAGTAAAACAAATCTAAAAACGGATAGCCTTGAAGTTTTTTGTTTTTTAATAACTCACGAATCCAGTATCTGTACTGATTAATCCTGGTACCTCAACGGCCGAACCGTCAAAATCCAGACTTCCGCTTGATTTGCTGGTATAAACGCTTCCGGTTTTTATCATCGTGGCCGTCAAAACATAAAGATTTGAACGTTCCAACGGTCCTTCAGTATTGAAATTGCCGTTTTTTACATAGCCAACTCCATTGATTGTGACGTTTTCGTGTGACAAGGCCAAAACCATTTTTCGCCAAATCTCCTTGGTTACCGGCTCAAACACAATTTCGTCCACTTCGTAAACATCGGCATTCAGCAAGATGGAATTTGTGTCGGTTTTGTGTACCTCGCTATCTTCATCCGACTTTCCTTTGAAATAGGTGTAAGGTAAACGAATTATATTTTCTATTCCAGTTGCATAAAAAATGTCCGTATTGCTTGAATTGCTGTATTTGATTTCCAACACATTTTCGTGTTTCACCTTGCACCAAATCATTTCGCTTAAATGAATAATCTCGGTGAAATTATCATCGGTATTGTTTATTCTTACCTGAAAATACTGATCAATATAATTGACCATATCAATGTCAAATTCGTAAACCTCATAATTGAAACGCTTGAACATAGCAGCCACGATAACGGCAACATCGGCACCGGTGTACACATTGGAAAATGACAACACATCGGCATTTTTGGCTTCGTCATAGAACGTATCTTCTATCAGGAACCAAGAAGATCCTATCTTGAAATAATTACCGGCAACCGCCCATTCCGGCAATGCACCGTTTAACAGATAGGTTCCGTTAACCACACCGGTTACATAATCGTAACTGTTTCCTGACCTGAAGTACAATCCTGTTTTACCGTTACCCAAATCGTATTGAAACGCATCGCGTTTGTCTTTTATTCCAATATTGTTTGATTTTTTGGTTACCGGAACATTGACTTCAGATAAATCAGATTTAATGATCGTGGCTACATTGTTTTTGTAGTTCGACTTGAATTGCGTGGTGATCACATCGGCTGATTGAAACTGCTGGATTTCGGTGTATGGAATTTCACAATCGACTTCGTGACTCAAGGTGTTTTCGTCTGTTTTATAGTTGGCAGAATCTCCCCAGACAATCCGATTTGCGAAACGGATTGAATTTGATTTTGAAATGTAGAAGTAAGGCGTATAGACCCCGAATTCCGTTACTGAAAAACCTTTTGAAACAGAACACCCTAATTGGTCTTTTATGTAAATCGTATAATTTCCAACTTCCAAACCACTAAAAACAGATGAAGTTTGCCAAGTAACATTGTCTAATGAATATTGCAATATCAACCCTTCGCTATTCACGTTTGAAATATTTAGCGTTCCACCGTCTGGTGAATTAACCACGTCAAAATTGAAGTTGGCAATGTTTAAAAACTTAGGCAAATTAAGAGCAATTGACGTTTGTACTCCTAATGCGTTTTCAACCGTTAAAGTGTTATTTTGGTCTCTTAACCAATCAAACGAAAAAGGATTTTCGGTATTGCCGTAAACGGTGAAAGGCGGCAAAATAGTTGTTGCCAGTTCCGATGTGGTCACGTTTACTTTTACTTGTTGGCAAGGATTTGCATCGGCTTGCGAAAATGAAATAGTATCAATTGTAAAAGATGGTGCCACTACCTCGTTTTCGATATTTACATCAACAAAAGCATTGCTCGTGCCCGTGAAAACTGCCCCCGAAAAGTTGGCTTCTATAGTCACAAATCCAACTCCTGAATTTATCGGACCGTTCAAAGTAGTCAAAGTAAATAGACCTGTCGAATTATAATCTAAATTGAAAGCGTTTTTGTAATTTACGTTTACAAAACCAAAATACCGATCAGGATGTATGCCATCGTCAGGAGAAAAAACGGGAAGAGAAACCTGTCTTGTTGCCAATCGAGACTCCTTGAAAGTTTCAAATAGTGATATCCCTAACGATGTTTCTCCGATACTTAAAGTTTCGTTTATATCTGGAACTGCTATAAATTCGAGTGTTATTTTAGAATATGCCATAGTTTTTATCTGTTAGATTTTAATAATTTCCATTGTCCTTTCCCATTTGGTTTAAGGTTAAAAAGGAATCCCTTTTCTTTTTCGTTGTCCTCGTTGATGAATTCAACCAGACCATAAAAGTTTTTGATTTCTTTTCCTGCAATGATGGTGGTTCCTTCAACTTGTTTCAATACGTCAAACGAACATTTCGCTTCAAATTCTATCCATTCAGGGAAGAACCTGGCCGTTGCCAACTCCGAGTTAATGATGTTGCCGTTTTCGGAATATTCGTTTTTGCCAATCAATTTTGTTTTTAATTGGCTGTTGGCCGTTGAACTTCCATAACGAACATAATCCGTGATATACTTTTTGAAACCGCCACCAAACCACCAACTATGACGAAGCAAACAATTGACAGGCGAAAATCTTAAATTTGTGGCGCTGTCTGGATTGAAAACTCCGGTGGGTTGCATCTCCATATCATCCTGCCATTTGCGTTGCTCAAATATTCCGGATGCACCTCTTTTCAAGTCCATTATAAAATTGTCATTGTCATAAGGCGTGTCTTCTGTGCTATTCACTGTTTTCTGTTTCCGTCTGGCAAATTCAGGACCGTAATTATCAGTTCTGTATTTTGATATTTTTGAATACGTTCCCTTCAATCTGTTGATGATGGTGGTAAACGTTGATTTTGTATTGTATTCGTCCAATCCCATTGCTTCTTCATAAGTACCTCCTTTTTCACTGCCAAATTCCAATGATGAATAATAGTATTCCGTGGCTACGGAACGCTTCACTTTTTTCACTTGATTTGGCAAACGAATGGTCACGTTGTAGTTGTAGAAATAGGATAGTTCTTCCAACCTTACACGTTCTTTGTTTCCGACTATTTCAATTCCTATTCCAATGTTCCAAATGGCATCCAATGAAGTAACGGCATCTTTGAATGATGTGGTCAATGGCTTGAATAGATTCTCCACTTTTGGAACTTGCGTTGGTATTGGAAATTTGTCAAATTGTCTAATCCAAAAACCGTGCGTTACTCCGGTCAATGCGCCTGGACCATCAATTGTATAACCTAAATCGGTTCTGCCCAAGAAGTCAGAATAGAACGCCTTTTCCTTGCCGGTGGCAATAGTGACCAATCGATCCATTAATTCGTGAGCCAAAATAGCCTTGGTTGTTGACTTTTCAAAAAACGAATCTTCTTCAACAAACAAAGTTCCCTTGATGTTGGTTAAATCAATAGCCAGTTTTGCGTGAATGCTCACCTTAAAATCAACGTGCTGCCATGCTTCAATTGCCAAACTTTGTCCGGCTTCTAGCTCAACGGTGGCATCATAGCTTACAGAATAAGTATTTCCATTTCCGGCATTCATCGCGCTAATGTTTGCCATTGTAAACAAAGGAATGCGTGTTGGCGTATCGTAAGAGATTCCATTTTTGAAAGTCGTCAAACTGATTTTAAAACTGGCTGTTTGAATTTTCTCCTGAGCAATGATGAACTTGAATGTAAAATTAGTCTTAATGTGAAGTATTCTCTTTCTGTCAGAAACAGCAAAAAACATCATCCCGGTTGTACCTGTTGATTCATTGGCCGTGTTGCCGCTCAATACATCCTGAACCTGTTCATGCGATTTATTCACGATTTCAAAAGGCAAGCCAACGGTTTGGTTTCTGGTGTTTCCCGCATTCGATTCATTGTACATAGAAACTTCATTGTCAGTTTCTTTTGTCTCTAATTGCGATTTCAGAAAAATTCTTCTCCCATCCAAAGCCACGGTTATCGGCTCTATTTCCGGTATTGTTTTGCCGTCTATTGTCGTGGTTCTGTCAATTTCCACGCTTTCGGATTCTCGGGCTTTCAAAACTTGCTCAATACCTCCAGAGTTAAATTTGATGGCAATTTTATTATTCTCCGTTTCCTTTGTCGAAAGGTCAAGATTTCCGGAATAACCCAATTGCCAGACGTCAGTTTTCGGATGCTTTTCTTCTCTTTTGAGCTGAATATCTGCATTTATGCCCTCAACATCATCAACTAATTTGATAAAATCCTTTCCGCTTCCGATAAACTTAGAAGAGTTGGAAAACCTTGAAATAATGCCGTGATATTGTTCGTGACGTGCCAATTCTTTTTCGTCACTTTTCCAGCCTATCGGCTCTTCGATTACCAAAGAGCCCTGACTTTTATTAAACAATGTGTATCGAACACGGTCGAAGTAAGTTAGATTTCCCATTAGTTTTTGCTCCAGTTAGTGTTACCCATTTTCCATAAATGGTGATTAATATCAAGTTTCGGCATATTGATAACAGAACCGTTTTTCTGTCTTTTCAAGACTGAAAGCGTTTCTTTCATCACATCAAGAGATTCTTTTCCGTACAAATCATTGTTTTGCATCAACTGAAAATCGTTCATTTTACGGCCTTCAATTTGGAAACCCGACAAAATGGAAGCTCTCATATAAGCCTGATAATCTGCCATCGATTTATGCACGATGTCGCCTTGGTTCAGATGGGTAAGAGTTGGAATGTTTGGCGTTAATCTTGCGTTTGCTCCACTTGCAGAAGTAATTACCTCGTGAACAAAACCATCACCAACTTCGGCAATTTCTGCCGGTCCGCCTTTTCTACCCATTTTGTATTTCGGGATTGGGGTTGCGATAATTGCCCCGATTTGAATTGCACCAAGAACACCGGCCAATATCGCCATTGCCGGACCCATTGGAAGGAATGGCTGTGTACTCAAAGCGGCCAAAACCGCTAAGGCAGTACTTATTCCAGCTTGTGCAATTGCAGAAGCTTTATTAAAAACGGCTGCTTTGTGTTGCTCCTTACGTTTCTTTTTTTCTAATTCATCATTCTTTTTTTCACGCTCTTTTTGTAGCAAGTCTTTTTGGCGTTCATCGTTTCCGGCCAACTCCATTTGCATATCATAGAATTCGTTATTTTTGTCGATTTCTTCCTGAATATTTTGGATTTTCCTTTCGAAAACAGCATTTCCAAGATCTGTCAAAGCTCCAGTTAAAGCAGATGACATTTCGAGTATCTTTTCAGTTTTTTCCCTTTCGGTCATTACCTCTTTTTCAGAAGTATTTTTGCTGGTGCTCACCTCAACTTCTGACAAATCAAGTTTTACCTTGCTTAATGTTTCAGCTATTTTCTGTCTTTTGTCTGCTGATATTTGTTCGTTTGCCGGAAGCAAATCATTGGCAGCTAATTCTGCTTCAAGATTGGCAATTTGAAGCTTCAATGTTTTTATAGCATAGGCTTTCTTAATTTCAAAAATCTTTCTTTCGTGATCTTCTATTGCCTGTTCTCGATCGGCTTGTGCCATTGCCTCCAAATCTCCCAATGTTGCAAACTTTTCATTTTCGGCTTGCAATTCTGCATTCATTTCAACATTTAGTTTGGAAACTTTATCTTCTAATTGCTTTTGATATGCCGCTTCATCAAACTGGTTTATTTTCAAAATATCTTCAGCTGTTTTTTTCTTGATGTCGATGATTTTGTTTTCGGCTTCAGTCACGATAACCACTTTTTGATTTGCGTTCATTCGGTCTTTAGCCAACACGAATTTGTCCGCATCCAAAGCGTGTTTCTCGTTTAGTTTGGCCAGATCAATTTCTTTCGTTTGAACCAACTCCAATGCCTTGATTCTAACCTCATCACTCAATTTGTCGTCTGCTGCAATTTCGCCATTGATTTTAATCGAGCGTTCCAAACGTTGTTTTTGCAATTCATACAAAGAATCTGAAAGCTTTTTGGCTCTGTCCAAAGCTTCTTTTGCTGCTTTTTCGGCTGCTCCGTTATCTGCTTTTGGAACTGTCGGATCTGTTGGGTCCACTACCTTTTTGGCCGTTCTTTGTTGAATAAATCCTTGAACCGTTTTATTTTCAGCACCGGCAAAAACAGTTTTATTGTTTAATGCTGCAATTTTTCTTTGATTGTCTTCAATTTGTTTCTTTCTTTTACCACTATTGAAGAAGGAATCATCAGCAGCTATTTTTTTATTTATCTTTTCTAACTCTAAAGCTGCTCTGGTATTTTCGGCAATTTCTGCATTGTTCCAAGCAACTACATTTTGCAAATCTTCCAGACTTCTTTTGTTCTTGTCGGCATAGTTTTTTATAGCACTGTCGGCTCCTTCTTTTCTTATGCCGGCAAGCTCTCTTTCTCTTTTTTGTGCGCTGGTAGTGAACCAATCATCAAGCATTGATAAAGTATCAATTGCATCATTTACCCAGAACTTTAAAAAGTTACCACCCGCATTCCCTTTTTCCGAAAGACTTAACACAAAACTTCCCCAGGCACTTTCCAATAAATCCATTGAACCGGTTAAGGTATCCATTCTTATTTTCGCCTGTTCTGTTGCTGTTCCGTTCTCGTTCATTTTAGAAGTCAGTTCCTTCAAACGGTCTGTATGTCCCAAAACATTCATTGCCGCTGTTGCATTTTCCAAACCAAAAATCTTGACAATAGAAGCATTGTCTTTCATCAACGGTTTCAACATTTCTAATTTTTGCTGAATAGGAATTGATTTGTCTTTCAATGTTTCCAATGAAATACCCAACTTGGCAAATTCTTCTTGTGCTTTTTTAGGCAAGGCATCCGGAGCACTGATTTTCAACAATACATTCCTCAATGCGGTTCCAGCATCAGCTCCTTTTAGGCCATTTTCTGCCAATAACTCCACCAATGCCGTACTTTCTTGTATACTTACATTTGAAGTACGGGCAACCGCACCAAATTTCAATAAGGCTTCGGTAACTTGCGGGATTTCTGCAGCTCCATATTTGGCACCATTGGCCAAGGCATCCACAAAAACGGTCGCTTGACTTGCATCAGCCCCAAATTGGTTCATCGCATCGGTCAAGGCAATTGCAGCGTCCGGCATTTCCATTCCTGATGCTTGTGCCAATGTCAAAACAGCTTCGGTTACTTGATTTAAAGCAGAAACGTTTTCTAATAATTCAGGTTTGGCAGACGCTATTAATTTGTATGCTTCAACTACTGCAACCGCACCGCCTTTTGTTCCTTTTCCTAACTCAATGGCTTGGTTTTTCAGGTATTCTAAATCTTTACCCGTTGCACCTGTTATTGCGCTCAAATCTGCCACTCCTTGTTCAAACTTTTTAATCGTATCAAAAGCATTTTTCATTATCGAAGCAAACAAAGCAATTCCTCCCAAAACACCGAAAGCCCCCATAAGGTTTCTAATACCATCGGCCATTTTGGTAATCTTTGGATAATTACCAACTGATTTATGGAAATCACCAACGGCTTGGTCTGCTTTACGAACACGAACATCCAATCTTCCAAACTCCTTTTCGGCCTTTTTAATAGCCTCGGTATTTTGATTTTCGGCACTTAATAAATCAAGTAAATTTCTTTTGGCAATGGTGCGTTGCAGGTTCAATTTAGTGTAAGCAGTGGTCATTTTGCTGGACAAAATGGCCTGTTCTTTTGCTATTCTATTATTCTGCTCATTGGCCAAACGTTCCTCGACTGATAGCTTTATATTTGATTTAGTTGCAGCATTTTTTTTGGCTGCAATATCCAAGGCCAGCTTCTCCGTTTTTAACTTTTCCTGTGTTATTTTCTGTAATTTAGTTTCTTCAACTTGCTCTTCTTTTATCAAAGAAATTGCTTTTTCAGAAATTAGCTTTACTTCGTTTTTTTGCTTGATGAACTCGGTTTGGTTTTCGCTTCGACGAAGTTTTACGTTTTCAGCATTCAGCAAAATAATGGTATCGACAAATTCTCTATTTATACCAACTGCGCCTTCCATTATTTTCCTATATTCATCACCCCAACGCAAAGCATCGTCGGTAATAATATCTTTTCTGGTTATTGTACCTTCTGCCATTATTTCTTGTTTTTAGCGTTTTGTTTTTCGATCGATGCAATTTTTTGTTTCACTTGGATTTCTAAGGATTTGAATTTCTCTACTGATACGGTGTAATAGTCATAATCATAACCCAAAACAGAAGAGTAACTGGCCATTAGATTGATGATGGAATTATCTTTGTTTTCCGATTTTGACTCGTCAATTTTTGGAAGCCCCTGTTTGAGTAGGTTAATTTTCTGGACTATTCCCTTGCTTTCTCGTTCTACACGTTCCAAATCTTCATTGTAAAATTCATCCCTGAACCTGTATCCATAATCGCGAAGTATCGCAATCAACTCGGGATAAACATCAAATTTCAAGGCTTCGATGATCAACTTTATTTCGAAGTATTTTTTATCCAGGTATTCGATTTCTTTTTCAAGATTGAATACTTTGTTGCTGTTCTGCTTGTTGTATTTTTGCTGGTATTCTTCGAACAATTCATTCCAGATGGTAAGTAATTCATCAAGATCAGTTTCTTCATCTGAAAGCAATGAAATATCGCCAGATTCCATTATTTCGGTAAAGGTTACCATTGGTAATTTTCGGAGCGTTTTGTAAATCATAATCCTATTTTTTGACGGTTGTTTTTCAATACAAATGGTAGAATTTTGGTATCAATAACATCTTTAAGGTTTTCGGATGTGAGTCCAAAAAGGCTGTGAGAAAGCCAATGTTTGCTGCTTAGAATATCATCGGTTTTGGGATCAGTAGAACCAAAGAAAAATATATTGTCAAGAACCGTTACATACCAACTATCCAACCATTTTCCTGTATCCTTTCCGGTGAAAGGTGTGCCCCATTCTTTTTCGCCATTTGTCAATATATCGGTTGCCTTGGAATAGAAACCAATTGCCTTTCCGTAAATATCCTGGCTGTCCTGATTGATTTGTTTTTTGTTTAGTTCCACCATATACTCGCTTACGGTTTTGATGAACAGAAACAAGTCTCTGGCAATGATTTCAGAGGTTATGCTTTTCGAACGTTCTAATTGTTGATTGAATGTGGCCATATTTTGTATAAAAAAAGAGGCTAAACCATTGGATGATTTTAGCCTCTTGTTCAATAAATTGATCTCAATTTTTCTACTGGTTCACTTCTATTTCTGCCGTTTTCTTGGTGGCAATCTTAAAAGCTTTTTTCAGTTCTAAAAGTCTTTCTTTTTCTGGAATTCCCTTGAATACCCAAGTGTTTTCGAACTCTGTTTTGAACTGATCAAACGTCCTACTGTAATTATCTTCAAACGTTATGCCTTTGTATTTGGCGCGTGGCATTTATTAAACAGTTATGGAAACTGCACCGGCACTTTCGTAAGTTGCTTCAGTCTGAATAACAACACCGTTTAAGTTGACAACGTTTCCAGTTACAAATCCTGTTCCTGTCAATTCATAAACACCGTTAGCATCGGCAGCCACAAATGAATGTGTCACGGCAACACCGGCAGCGGTTTTGAATGTTACATCAACAGTATCCAATGAAGTTACCGGATCAAGTGCATCACCTGATAAAACCTTGAATTTAACTGAAGTTGCTGAAGAACTTTCAACCACTATTTTAGCATCGAAAATACCGTTCACTTCGATATGGCTCCAAGTTGGTTTGATGATTACAGCGTTTTTAGTTCCTTCGTTTTTATCTGCATAAATTAAAGAAACCGGAGTATGAGCTGGTTTGTCCGGCATTGCATCCACACGCATTCCTACCTCAACCGTTACTTTTTGCCCTTTTACTTTTACGCCGTCAGGAGTAGTTCCCTTAACTTCTTGTGCATCGGTAAATTCATAAACGCGCATCGTTTTTCCATGGTAGGATTCCAACGCATTATGAGAATTTACACCAATCATGCAAATAAAATTCCTGATTTTTTTAGGTTTCTTGGTCAAGTATTTGCTGTTTCCTTCAAAATAGGCGGCGGCTAGATCAGCATTGGCCAATTCTTCCAACTCAAAAAGAGGAATTATTTTCTTTAAATCTACATCAGCCTTCCAATTGGCTAATGTTTTAGCAGCTTCTGCCGTGGCAAATTCCTGCTCATCAGTGGCTAATGCGTGGCGAATAGTAACTCCTTCTAGGAATTGATCGCTGGCACCAGTGTTTTTATTGCCTTCACCTACTATGGTGAAATCGATTATTGTACTCATGGTTTCTTTTTTATTAGTTACAATTAAATGTGTATTTCAAATCTCCATTTATCGAAAAGGTGTGATAAGGTTGCAAATCATTCAATTTGATGTTCTCAATGTTGAAGTCTTTCAGCACGTTTTTCAATCCTTTTTCAATTCCGGTGACCTCTAATGCTTTTATTTTTTCGACTAGCTTCACGCATATATCCTGAACTTCTGAATCTGCTCTGTAGGTTGTATTGGCAAAACATTTGTTTAAATTCAACATAAAAACAATCTTTACCTTTGCCGTGAACAACTTTCCTTCTTTGCTTATATGATTGTCATCATCAACAAAGAAAACATTTCCTCCAGGTGCGTTACGGTCATCATAAAAAACGCCTTTGCGTTCCTTGTTCGAAACGTGAACCTCCGGAACAAATGATTTTCCATCCTTGGCCAGTACTTTCTGAACCCTTCCATAAAAATCAACACCTACAAATCCCAAATGCAAGTTCAATGCATTCTGAATGAGTTGTATTTTGTGGTCAATTCCTTTGGCCGGATAGTTGTTGTAGTTCATATTACCAGGGTTTGCCGTTTTTAACGGTTGGATTTCGTGGAAAGAGTATGTTTTGCGTTTTGGTGATCGCTGATTTCAGTTCGTATTTAATACCGGTGGCTACATAAAAACCCCCATCGTTTCGAACACCTTCCAATTCAATTTTAAGGTTTTGGAAACTCAATTTGGCGTTACGTTCCAAAAGATTGTTTCTGCTGGATGAAATGAACAATTCCAACATTTTTACCGCGATACAATACCCAATGGCATCATCGAACAATCTTGGTTTTGCAATGATCAAAGCCGAATAATCAGTTTCTTCTACATACATTTCGCTTTTGTCGAAAATGGCAGTCAAGACCTCCAACACCGATTGCTGACGAACAGAAGAAAGGAAGCCGTTGAAATCTACGGCCTCCATATCTATTTCTGGAACTGCTGCATAAACATTTTCAACTGTAACGAGTTGGTGAAAAGAATTTACTTTTCTTGCTGAATCTGCGGTTAGAACCTCCTCATCTAACTCGATTGCAAATGCAGTGTCTAAAGGTTTCTCCCAACCAATTCTAGTGTTTAATGATGTTATGCTTTGTCCGTTGTACATATTATACTGATGCTACGATGTTAGCTTCGAATACCAATATAGCTTCTTCAGACAATTTATTGATTGCTGTAAGTAAAGCGGCATCGGTTGAAGCGACAGTCAATTTAGTTGCTGGATAAGCCAATTTCAAGGCAGATGCAACAGATGCTTTAGTGTAAGAAACTGTTTCATACAAGAAGTTTGCATCACCCTCTGTTTGAACATCGGCAGCGGCTTCTTCAGTGTTTAGATAAAACAAAGACTCTACATTTTGAAGTACAGGAATAACAAGAGCTTCTGCCGCGGTTCTTTCGCTTACAGGATCTGTTGTACCATCTTTTTTAACTAAAATATAGCTGTTTGGTTCAGCATAAATAACACCCTCTTGTTTGTAGATTGATTCGGCTAATTTGCTATAAACCAATGCTCCAACCTTAACACCTGATGTGAAAACAACCATGTTTGGAGTCCATCCTTTAGAAGTTGTTCTTTTTCCATCTTTTTCGTGATAAAAAGTACGGTCAACAATTCTTAAGTTAAGCTTAAAGTTTCTTTTTAGAACATCTCTAACCTGATCTTCACTAAGCGAAGGCACGTTTGTTCCAACAAAGTTTAAGCTAAAAGCAAATAGCTGTTTTACTTGATCATTGTTTAAGATGTTATCAAGAATATCGCTATCCATCCATATCGTATCAGGATATTCGCCTTTTGATTTTGCATCTTTTAAAACTCTTTTTATGTCATCTATTGGCGTAGACGTAGGAGAGCTCCATTTGATAACTGATCCAAATTGGTTTGATAATGGAATGTTGTAGTTTATACGAATTCCAGTTCCAACATTTAAAGCATCTTCAATCAAAGTGATGCCGCCTGAAAATCCTAACAAGTGAGCTTGTTCAATCTTTTCTTTGATACCATAAATAACGGATTCAGTATCGTTGAAAATCTTTTTGATAAACTCACCAATTCTTCCGGCTTTATTACTTAAATTAATTAAAGTATTCATTTGTTTTTCATTCAAAACATACTTTATTGCCATCTTAGGAATGTCTCCAGTTGCTGTTTTTAAAGAGCCTCTGCTTTTAATAGGCGCTGGAGAATCAAACGCAACAACATCTGCAGTCACTCTAGTGAAATTACCGCTAATGGAAGCGTAGGTCATGTCATCTGAGTATTCCTCATCTAACATTTCGTCGTGTAGATATTTAGGCTCTTCTTTTGAACCGTTTATCTTTGCGTAAAAATATTTTGCAGTTGCTGGAAAATATTTAGTTACTAAATCTTGAAAAATTGACTTTGCCATCTTAGTCTACTTGATTATGAATGCCTAAAAGTTTTAATGCAGCAATTGAATTGGCATTAAAAGGATATTTAGTAGCATTGCTGTTAATAGTTCCTTGTGTCATCATACCTGTTGAAGGTTTTGATTTTTTAGTAGTAGAACGTACCACGCCTACCAACTTAGCGTATAAAGAGCCATCAACTGGTTGAGGCTTGTACACTGGAGCTTCGGCCGTACCGTCATTGATTATTCCGTGACCGTTATAAATAACGTCGTCTGGAAAACCAGTGGTATCTAGTACTAAACCTCCCTCTTTACCGTGAATGTAGTGCTTGATTGCGGTATCATAACCGCCTTCAAACTCTTCTTCTGTTTTGCTTAAATCTAATGTCGCCATCGCTTTTTTTTTTAGATTATTAATTGTTATTATTCATAAATCTTTTTGATGTCTTCAAGTGTAGGATCTCCTTTAGGTAATCCCATACCTGCGCCACCACCATAAACACTATTATCGGCATTTACTTGAACTAATTCAGAGTATTCAGATTCTAATTCTTTGATTTGATCCTCGATTGGAGTTTCAGAATTAACATCTACTCTGCTAACCCAACGGTCTTTTAATTCAGGTTTCAACCCTTTCAGGATGTCTGATTTTTCGAAAGACTGCAAGGCAGTTTGTTTTTTAGTTTGAAGTACGTTCCCAGATTCGATTGCCGTTACTTTTTCAAGCAATGCTTTGTTTGCTTCAACTAATCCTTTAGCCCATTCTGGAACATCTACTGGAGGTGTTGGCAGTTTTGGATCTTCCGGTGCTGGAGGGATGATAACTTTACCCGCTTTTTCCTCTAATGTTCTGATTCTGTCGTCCTCACGGGCGATTTCTTCAAAAGCGTTAAAGTCGTTAGCTTGATTTAAAATTACATCTACAGCTGTGTCGTCTGCATCGTCTGCTGGCATTGGTGCAAGTTTAGCCGCGATTGCGTCTAGCCTTTTTTGAGATAAGTTCGCCTTTGGGAATAATGCCCTAAGTCGTGCCTTAATAATTTCTGGTTTAACTGCCATAATAAAATGATTTAAATTGTTGATTTGTAATGACAAATGTAATAAAATAATTCTCTTATTTAGAATCATTCTAAATAATAAATTTTAACATAAAAAAACCACGTTATTTCTAGCGTGGTTTTTTATACTAATTGAATCTTAATTATTCTGCTTTTGTAAAATCAAGGTAATATTCTTTTCCCTCTTCGAAGAAATCTGCAGCTTGAGTTTCGTAGCTAATACTTAATGATACACTTCCAGCTGGCGTGTATTTTGCAAATGATTTGTTTTCATCGCTTCCTCCAATTACTGGATTAAGTGCAATTAGTTTTTGTTGATACTCTGGATCGTCCTTTACTGCGATACATTTGAACTTTGCTCTTACTTGTGGCATAATTTATATATTTTGATGTTCCCTACTCGTTAGCTTTTCGGGTTCCGCTTTTTTTAATCAATTTTCCACCCCTGAAAACTCAACCCAAAGCGGGTGATTCCGTTGCGGTCCTGGTATTCGTTACCTCGAACATTCACGCTCACTTTTACTTGCTCTCCAATTTGAAGGTTATTCAATAAATCCACTTTGTCCTTGATGAATTCTATTGGTAGTTTTTGAGGATATTCTGCATCCGTTTGAATTACTACAATTTGTTTTCTCATTTGGTTGGATCCAATAAGTTCTACTTCAGATTTGAAATACACTTTTCCGATAATCTCTGCTTTGTCCATTTTACTTTTTGTTTGATTTATTATTGTTGTTTAAAAATTCATAAATTTTGTCAAATAACCAACCTGTTAAATATGCTTCAGGTTCGTCATTATATCTATCTGAACTCATTGCACAATCTAAAAAAATGTAGTTTTTTAAATGTACAATTTCGTGTGCAATATTGCTTAAATGATTAGCGTCGGTGAAAGCAACTACATAATGCCTATATCCTGCACCCTTCAAAGTGACTGCTCCAAAATCTTCTAGTGGCATAGTCTTATACTTTTTTTCAATAGCCTTTAAATCATCAGCAAGAATCATTGTGAGTTTTCCACAATAAATTGGAATTTCAATTATTTTAGATTTCATAATTACATTATTACTTCCCGAGTTTGATTTTTGTGGTTGTATACTTTCTCGATGTTGTACATATACAATTTTACACTGGCTTGGCGATCCATCAGCATTGGCGCCTGGGCAATTTTGTTTTTTAGTTTTTCGAAGTTGCAAAGGCCTTTCTTTTGCAGTTCCTGAACGGCTCCAATAAGGTTTCTGTCTTTCGAAAATCGATACTGGCTAAACAATTCATCCGACAATGTTAGCAGTGCATCTGCTTCATCAAAGAAATTGCACTCAAAACCACCGCTTTGAAAGGTATCTGTTGATTTTGCTTTTGGATTATTGTACATCAACAGATCAATAGAAAGTTTGATGGCGATTTTGTGTTTGTGCATCACTTCAAGGACTTTCTCATAATCAGTAATTCCTAATTTTATGTAACAATTCAAGAAGTCTGTTGGTTTCCATTTTTCGCCACGACTGTTTAGTTGTGCGATTTGGTTTAACGTCAAAGTATTGCAAATGACAAAATACACAGGGTTATTTGTTTTTTTGCTTACCTCAAAACGATGTTGACCATCGATGATGTGATAAATGCCATCATGTTCCGATACCACTATTGGGCAGAACGGTAACATATTAAAACCATTATTAACATCGTTGGTGATTTTCTCTATTTTCGACTGGCTCAAAACCCTGTTTCCAATAATGTTTCCGAAATCTTTGTAACTGCTTGATTGTTGAATTTCCATTTTTACTTTTGCTATTTAATTAAACTTTTGCCGGAGGTGTTTCCACCGCTTTATTTTCTAATTCAATTTGCTCTATTTCCGCTTCGTGATCATCTACCAGATCAATTAATCCAATGGCTGTTTTTTGGCTGACGAATTTACCTGATACCGCATTTGAAAGATAAGTAACCGTTTCAGCAATATCTGATGGCAATATGGAATTGAACTGTACATCGTAATACAACGCTTTCCCCTCTGTGGACATCGTGGTATTGGTTGTTTTGGTCACTCCGGAGATGATTATATTGATGCAGCGTTCTATAAATGTTCGAGTGGATGATTGTTTCAACGCTGTTTTTATGTCAGTAGCTATAAACATAAGCTTTACTGTTTTTTCAGCAACATTTCCCAATGATTTCAATTTTTCCAAGGATAGGTTAGGCACTCCAGAACCATAAGCAATTACATCTTCGAGTTTGTCCAATTCCAGTTTATTTGACTCTGGGGCAGTAGTTGCTTCAAGAAAACGAACGTCACCTTTTATTACTGTTTTTTTATCTTCTCCACCTAGCTTTATAGGAATATTAAAATGCTTACCACTTTCACTTTTCAAAGGCATATTTTCAACTTCTCCTTCTGTTACTAAAATAGGATGTCCTGAATAATCATTGGCATCTCCCAATTTTGACATTGCCACTTCGTGTCTGTCCATTGGAGATTTCACGGTGTACCATAGCGGTTCGTCTTGACTATCATAAACAATTGGAATACGGTCGAATCCGTGAGGCAAATTGGTAAACAAAACGGAACCCTTGAAGTGAAGCATATTAGTTTCATTCCAAATTTGCACATTAGCCACTTCTTTTTCTCCTTCCTTGGCTTTATATTCCCACATAAAAAGCAACATATTGCCTGTAGCATCAAAATAGGGCGTCATTGTTCCTTTGGTATTGTCCAGGACCAAAGCTTTAATTTCCTTGACTTGTGTTTTTAGTTTCAAAAATGACAACACTTTGTTTAAAAGTGAGGTCTCACCGGCATCAACAATGTAGAATTGCATGGCCACTTGGGTTTGCGAAAACTTGATGATGGTGGCATCCAACAGTTTTGAATCAATGCGATTTACTCTCCATATTTGTTTGACCAATTTTGACAAGTTGTTTTCCTCTGAAGGAATTAACGTGATGGGTTTTCCAATGACAAAAGCGGCCAAAGTTTCGACAATATTCTGGGCGTGATTAATGTAGATTTTAACCATTTTAGAAACTTTACCGGCTTCCAGAGTTTTATCTACCTGGATCTTTTCGAGCTGTCCTTCTCGTTGATCTCTGGCAAATTCTTTGTACTCTTTGACATAGTTTTCGATGTCGGTTGGTTTCTTGGTGCTTTGCGCCTTGATGGTTTCAATCGCTTTTTGCGGGTCTGATTGCAATAATTCCAGTATTTCTTCCATGATGAATATTTATTAATAGTTTAGTTTTCTGCTTTGTTCCTCTGTCATTTTAAAGACCGTTTCTCTTGGGCTATTGTGTGCGATGTGGCCATATCTAGCTGCATCCCAAATGTGATTCCATTTATCGATAGGCTGGTTGATCTGAAGACCTCCTATCTCTTTCATCTTGTAATTCTGTTGCTCTTTGAGAGCTTCTTTATACAGATGATTTTTGATAATGTGAACCTTCTTTTTTTTCATCGATGTAAGCCAAAACATCACCGATTTAGTTTTGCTGATTTTGTAAGCATTAACAAAACCCTCATCATTAAGGCCTCGGACCATCTCCACCGTTCCTTTGTTTTCTCCGGTGTATTTATCGGCAGAATCACAAGGAATAATATCTATGGCTTTATCAATTCCAAGGCTGTTCAATAATTCGGATAGTGCAGATGGCGTTTCTATCGGCTCATACGACAAAGGCTCTATCCAAATATTATATTCATCTTCGGCATATCGCACCAGCGTATTTGGATCTGTTGTAAATCCAAAGTCATTTGGATAAATAGGTGCTTTTTCTTCAGGAAATTTATCAAGCCAAAATACATTTGGAAATATTAATCCTTTCATTGCGCCTCGAAGTCCTAAACCGTATATTTTCCAGTAATCTTCGTCGGCCGTACCGTTAGTGATATTCGTTGGATGCGGTGGCGGTTGGTTCGTTTTGCTGATGGGTTCAACCTTTCCGGTTGCTTTGTTATAGCATTGTATCAAACTATCTTTGACAATGTATGAACCAGGCTTCCAAGGCTCGGTAATTATAATCTCATTCTTTTCTTGTGGTGAAATGAATTTATTATCATTGAATGTTGTTCGAAGGAAAGCAACGTCTGGACGGGTCAAAGCATTATCAAAAAACCAGTGATCTGTGAATGACGGGTTATAATCAGCCCACCAAAACTTTCTACAACGCATTACCACCTGACTGAAAACTGACTTTTTTATAAACATTACTTCATTGAAGAAAGCATAGTCGCAACCTCCACCGTGTTTTCCATCGCCAATGAAATGTATTTTTGATTTTCCTATCTTGAAAGCTTTTACTTCTTCGGCATCGTGGAATTTATTAGGAAGTCCGTAATCATCCAATCGCCTTTTGAAATCATCGTACAAAGTAGTCTTGAATTCGTTGTACGTTTCACGGTAAATATTGATCGTGCATCCGTTTGGTTCGAAGTAAAGGCAAAGCCAAATAATAATGTCCACACCGGACCAAGTTTTTCCGGAACGTGAGGAACCTTCTAAGCCAGCGCCACGATAACCAGAAACGAGCTCCATTTTTCCGTTTACCTCTTTGTATTCCTGACTTGAAATGGCATTATGAAGAAGCGTGTAGTTTGGATTTGTTTCTTCATTTAAAACACAAAGCCGTTTACGTGAAAAGTCGATGTCTCTTTCTTTCAAAAGAGTTTCGAGTTCTAACATTTCGGCATCGTTTAGCAATTGTTGTTTTTTATTTAGTACTGATATTATCTCTTTCTAAAATTATTTCTTGGCTTTGAAATGAATTTGCTTTGTACTTTTTCGTAAACAATAGTTTTTAAATCTTCTTGAAAAGACCTCAATTTTAAGGCTTCATCCCTGAAACAATCATCCATTGAAACAATTTTATCTGGAGTAATTTTTTTCAATTCATTTATAGAATCAATTGCATATTTAACTGATATTGCAGCATCATCAAAAGACATATTTAAACTAGCCATAGCCGAACCAATATCAGCAAAATCAACTCCAACTAACACAAGCCTTTCTTTTAAAGATTTTTGCATCAATGCGCGCTTTCCTTGTCTACAATGGCCAATTATAATAATCCCTCTTTCGCTTTCCATTACTCTACAACTTTGATTAATTTAAAATAGATCATGAAATTGATTTTGTCCTTGATGCTTTCTTGGGCTTTACGTCCAAATGCTCGTTTGTTTTGTTGCATCAATACAAACTGGTCAATGACTTTTTGTCGCTCGATTGGATCGTTGAGCTTGTGTTTTTCGATGATTCTTTTAACCTGTTCCTTTTGGGCACGTTTCCTGATCAGGTATTGAAACCGGATGGACAGATTCCGTTTGATGGCTTTTAGAATACTCATTTTACTTTGTTTAATTCGTAATCTATTTGAGCAGCAATCAAGGCGCCGGCTTTTGTAAGTTCCTTGATTCTGTCCTTTGGAGTCGGTTTCCAGAATTTTTCATCCCACGGCCACATAGCAGTAATAAAACTACTATATTCAGGATCTTCTATTGGTTCTGATTTTTTACCACGATAACCTTCATTTAAAGCATAACAAACGCCTGCTAAAGCTAATTGTTCACCTTTATACAAAAAATCATTGGTGTAATCATACCCTAATTCTTCTATTTGTCTTTTTCGCTCGATGGCGATTAATTCTACACCTTTGCTCATTTTATGCACGTTTTAAAATTTGTAATGGTTTATTCAATCCTAATGAAATAATCTTCATATCTCTGGCTTTGGCCGCTTCTCTATCATCATCAAAGCAACCACATAAATAAGTGATGCCTTTGTCTAATACTGTTGAAATCCATTTTGAAGCATCCCTATTCCAGCGAACGCCAACGTATTTCGAAACCCGATTGTTTGAAGTTCTGCCTTCTTTGATAAATTTTGTAGCCATTATAGTTCCGTGATTAATGATTGGACAAATACGTCCTGGTCTTTGAGCACAATCTTCATCCCGTCGTTTTCTTGGGATTCTGCAAAATCAAGTAAGGCGTAGCCAATAAGTGTTGGATCCACTGTTTCTTTGCCTTCAACAAATACACGTCCGTTTACGATTTCTATCATGGTTATTTTGGGGTTTTGGTTTAAAAATAAAAGCAATTCACATCTGGTTTTTTAAAAGGGGGTATTAATGAAAATTAAAAAACATTGCCACCTCCTAACGACATACGATCCAGATTCCCTACATCCCTATTTTTACCCAGTAATCGATGCAGCATTGAATGATTTAACGAGCCTTTCCAACCCGACTGGTTCAATGTCCCGACTAATCTCGGGATGAATTGCTTTTGTTTCAAATAACATTTTGTTGCGGATGTCGGACTCGAACCGATCTAATAGGTTATGAGCCTACTGTGCTAGCCATTACACTACACCGCGCTATTTCTATGGATAACCTATATCATTGTACTTTTGATAAAATCTACTTTTGCTATTCGCGAAATACCAATCATAAACCTTTCAGTTATCCTTCTCTCTGGTTTTGTGGAGAAGAACGGACTCGAACCGATATACCGAAGCACCAACAACTGCTCTACCATTTGAGCTACTTCCCCATTTAAAAAAGCCGTTCATTTACTGAAAGGCTTTTATACATTGAATTGACCTTTTTAACAGTCGTTCCTGATCTTGTTACAGGAACTTGTTTTACTGGTCTTAAAATTTAAATTGTAATTTGTAATCAATTTTTCTTTGTATGGAATATGCACAAAAGATAAATTTTCACTTCGCCATCCTACATCTGTGATGATTGCTAAGGATGGGTTTAAAGTTTTTTGATTGCTTTCAATGAAAATACATTGAGAAAAAGCCGCTTCAATCGGAACGGAAACAACTTGAAAAGTGTAATCTACATTTACAGCCTCAATGCTGACAGATTGATCTGCCGTGAGTACTGTTTTCTGTTTTTGGTCCGGTTTGCTTGTAGTTGCAAATGCCGTCAAACTAATCATCCCGATTAGCAAAATAAAGACCGAACGAATGTTCTTCATAACGATATCAAAAGTAACATATTTTACAATATAATTGCAAAATATGTTATTAATTAGTTAAAAAAAGTTAGATTAATTTTTGCGCTTTAGCTATAAGTGCCGCTATGCGTGCTTCACGCTCTTCGGAATTGGTTATTACCAAAGGATTTTCTTTGTCGCCCTGGATCATAATTTTAGTTACAGGATAGATTGCCTCTAACTTATTTATTTCCTTTTTGTAGTTCAAGAGAACAGCCATTCCTTGAGGAGTGTTTTTAAACTTGGCATCCATCGAACGAACATCTTGCTTTAGTTCTGCAATTTTTAATGATCGCTTTTGCTCGACGGTAGCTTCCTGTTCTTCATGCCAAATCTTGTAAGCTTTTTGAAGTAAAACTTTTGATTGCCTTCTCTTGATGTACTCGCCATCTTTATTTACAAACTGCTGCTCGATATTCTTTAAAATCAAATAATCGGGCACGCCATTGATTATCCACCCTTGAATGGTGAATACTCGTTTTTCGGTTTCTAATTTACTTGATCTAGAACCTGGCATATCGTTTATTGATTTGGGTACATTCGTTTAATAACCGCAATATGTCGGCTTAATTCTGTAATCCTATCCCGGAGTTTGATAGCTTCTTTTTCTCTCAAAATACGTATTTCGGCATCTTGCTCAGCAATTGGTTTTGGCTCATAAGCCAACAATGCTTTTTCGTTTATCGTTTTTTCTTCTTCTAGGTAGTCTAAAATGGAATCTCTCATTTCGATTAATATTTGGTAGTTTGTTTTTGCCATTTCTTCACTTAGTTTTGTTACGATGGCATAAATGTAAGCAAAACTGATATTAAACCCGTACAGTGACCGAAGCCACTATTTAAATTTCATAATTTATTATTGTTCTAAAAAGCGTAAATAGTATGTCCGTCCAATAACAATACTCTATTTCCGTGAATAGCAAAAACTTTGGTTTTGATTTCTATTTCTTCTCCTCTGTCTTCGACTGCATAAGTGATGTTATCTCCTTTTTTTAATTTTTCTAATAAATACATGGCTTGCTTGTTTTTAATTACAGAGCAATATTGGGTTGAATTTCGTACTGTTCCAAGTCATCACCCAAGTTTAATTCAGGATAGTTTTCTTTTATTTTCTTTGGATCACCTTTGTAGAACACCAATACATTCTGGTGCATTTTGCCTACTTTTCGGCCACCGTTGAACTGGCGACGAACACGAATGGCCAGAGAACCCACCACGTTTACCAATATAATTTCATTGTAGTACTTTGCTCCGGCTTCTTCAAAAGCCCGTACTGTATCGCCCACAAAGTTGTAATAAAATCCTTTTTTATCTCTAACATCACCCACAACAAAACAGGCGAAGCGATCATCTTTGAGTCGTGCAATTGATTTTTTGATGATACTGAAATAAGCATCTTTGAAGTCTGCATAATCCATATTGGACAAATCCTTTGGATCATCACTATATTTCTCTAAATCGGCATAAGGCGGACAGCTATACACAAAATCATAAGTACGTTTTTCGTCCATATCTTTTTCCAAGACATCATTACTATCGCCAGCGTGCCACATCACATTTTCTATATTCAAAACCTTGGCTTGTTTTCTGTTAGCATCACATTGATCTTCTCTCAAATCAATTCCCAAGTATTCATAACCAAGAACTCCGGCAACTATACCACGAACAGAACCACCGGCAAAAGGATCTAAAATAAAACCACCTTCAGGACAAAACCAACGATAGGAAAGCTCACAAAGAACTGGATCAAAAATACTGGCGCCTTCGTAAACGTGCATTCCTTTTTTCTTTGCATAGTCAAGGATTTCATCCCACTCGGGGTCACGTCCTAAGTTTTCACGCATTTTATTTCTAAGTTCATAGATTGCTGTTGATTGGCCACTTTTTGCGATTAGCTCAACATCTTCTCGGGTTTCTTGTGAGTTGAAACCAAGTGACAACCATTTGCGTTTTCTTTCTTGCCACACTCCAGAGCGTGTATCTAAAATTGAAAAAGGAGGAAATATAAAACTATCTTTTAACGAAGATGGAATGATCGGATTATTTTCGGAATCATTTTTATTCATCAAACCCTGGAAAGCAATTTCGTCAAAGTCTGCAATATTCAACATTGCTTGCATATCCGGAAAGTCTAAATCAAAATTATTAACGAAGTCGAACAATCCTTGCTGGGTAATTTTTGCGTAGTTACTAGAGTACACTAAAACCAATTCGGCTGCTTCTTTCATATTGGCACAATCAACAAAAGTGGCCGGCAGCAATTCCGGAACGGAACTACCGGACAATGATACTTTTTCTAAATCTAAAAACCTATGGCGACCATCAAGGCAATAGTTCACTCCATCGTTGTGCCATACCATAAACGGAGCAATGAATTGATATTTTAAAATGGATTCAACCAGCTTTTCAGCACCGTTATTAACCCATTCCTTGAAGTTTTCCTGTTGGATGAATTGAAGCTCACGCCAGTTGATTGGCTCTGTTTTTAGGATTCTGGAAGCTATAGTTTGTGACGTCATTTTTTTGAAATATTTTTCTTTGGTTACATTATACCACAAATGTAACAAAATATGTTATTACATTGCAAAATATGTTATAATAGAAAAGCCACTTGCAGTAAGTGGCTTTATCATAAATAACTGAATGTTAATGTATTAAATTTTTGGTCGAAGAAATATAATTACATCATTCCCTATTTGTATTGGGGTGGGGCTTTCACATCAAAACCAACTTTATGGCCTGTTTTAGATTATGACCATAATTTTTTAGCAGTTTCAAGGTTCTTTTCTGCTTCATTTACTGCTTTTTTAGCATAAGTAAGCGAATAAGAGTGTCGTCTTTCGTACTTTCCGGACTTCAATCCTTCGTGCTGTTCTTTGGCTGCTTCGACTTTGTATTCAAAATACTCCAGGCTTTCCGGCATTGAAAGATTTATGACGTTTGCTTTTCTTTCCCAGTATTCGGCTTTGCTTTCGTGTTGTTCTGCGATTTTGGTATTCTCTACAGATTTGGCCATTCTATTCCAATTACGGTCTATTAACGCTCTATGACGTTTTTCTGAATGATGGCCAATCTTAATTGGTTCTGCCAATGCTAGAAAATCTCTTCCTTCTTGAGACGCTTCAAAGTATTCAGTTGATTTGCTTTCTCGGGAATTTGCCCAGTTATGATAACGTTCTGCTTTGGCTTTTGCAAACTCCTGAACATTAAAACCGTCAGCTCTTACAATGGAATAGTAATAATGATCGTCCTTTCTTAACACAAGGTTAAAAACAATACATTCGTGTTCTTTTCCATATTTTGTTTCCAAGGTAATGGTTTCTCCTTTTTCGTGTCTTTCTGGACATTTTGCCACAAAAACATTAGCAGTAAATTTTGAGTAAGTGTTCATATTGATTATTTTTTACAGATTGTACATTTATAATTTTTGAATATTGTCATTGTGAAGCAATGTTTGCAGTATTTAAACATGGTTTTTTAGTTTTGAAGTTCATAATATCCGTTAATGTCGTAGGTAATCGACATTGATAAATCTTCTTCGAGTTGGTCGATGTTTTCCTCTTCTTCTTCAAATTCGTATGATCCGGTCCATGCGTTCCATTCGGCATGATAGGAAGAATTGTCTAATCTAAATTGAAGTAAGTTTGCATCAATCGTTGTGCGTGGAGTAAATAATAATAGTGCCATAGTATTGCTTTTTTTGTGTTTATCGTTAAGCAATATTAGGTTGAGATATTTTCACTGTCAAGGGAATCGGCCTTATTCTTCGAGTTAAAAAAGAGAAAGTTGGTCATAAATCTCTTTCTCTTTTTTGATTATTATTTCAAACAAATCAGGAAACATTACCATAAACCGGTTCATATAATTGATAACAGTTTCAGATAGTTTTTCAATGTCAATGAAATTTTGTTTTAATTGGATCTTTGGAATGCCATTTTCATAAATGACATTCGATTTCCGGCTGTAGGTGTTACTGAGATTAAGCATTGCTTTTGAGTTTTACAACATAGGAATTAAATCCACTGGCTATGTATGTTTTATTTGATATTGAAAGACAGTTTAATTTATACTCATCATCTATAAAATATTTATCTTGTAAAGTTTCAGATTCAACGTCTGATAATATTTCTAAATCCAGTCCGTTACCGATTATCCTACTGATGAAAACCAGGTCTTTTGCTTTTCTTTTCATAGTTTTACTTTTCTGATTCTCTAATTTCTTCAGCCTCTTGTGCCATAATCGGAGAAAGTTCCCTCCAACATTCTATACAAAATTTTTCACCTTCATCATCTTGTTCCATCGTTTCTGAGTCAAATTTGTTGCCACAACCGATGCATTCCACAATGTCGGTATCCGGAAACCAAAAAGATAGTTTCCCTTTTACGTTCAGGATTGGTTTTTCGTAAAGAACCGGATTGGCGAGTACCCAGTTGTAGATTGGTTTTTGACCGATAATTATATTAGTTCTGCCAACTTTTGTAACTCCTTCTGATTGTTCTGCCCAAATACTCGGATTATTGATAACACAATCAATGATGTCAACTTCGCCAATGATTGCAGATTTTAAAAAGAATTTGTTATGTTCTTCTTTTATAGAAACATCAACTTTTTTGTTAATTGCTTCCCATTGATTTACAGGAAAAGCCAAATTATTTCCTTTGAAAAATGGATAAATCTGACCTGAAGAGTGAATATATATTCTACCTCTGAAATGAGTTTTCCAAGTTCTGTTCTCGATGTCTTTAATTCCGTGAGCGATTAATGATGCCCAAGGCTGTTTGATTGATAGTGTTTTCATAATGTGTTTTATTAATTAAATTCAAGTCTCGTTTGATATTTTCCTGCGTAACCTTTGTCTTGGCACATTTTTATAAAAACTGGAGGCGTAACGGCTTTTAATTTTTGATCATCAATAATTAATCTTTCGATATCTCGATAATAGAAAACCAAAAATCTTTTGAATGCTGGCCTGAAATAGTAATTTATGTATTCTTCTATCTCTAAATCTGTCATTTCACGACTTTGAATATATTCCCAATTGTTTTCAACTCCGGTTCTTCTGGTCATAAATGGATCAGTATTTATAATTAATGCAATTTGCTTTTTTTGGCTGCTTTCTTTATTATAAAAACCATAGGTTACAGTGAATTTTTTATTTTTGATTTGCTTTTTTAGGAAGCTAAATTCCTCTGGATCAAAATCTATGTTTATGTCTTTTTCCCATAAATCATAGTATCGCTTTGTGTTTTCAGTCATTTAAAAATTATTTATACTCGAATGAAAATATAAAAAGTTGCCACGGTCAAACTGTATCTTTTTATCGTAAAAATCTTGAATGATTCTTGAAACAGTTTGATCTGACGTTCCTACTATTTGACCAATAACTTTCAATCTTCTATCGTCTGAACAAAAAAATAATTCCAAGACTCTCTGCTCTTGATTTCGTGATATTTCATTTAACATGGCAACTTCTTATTTTTGGTTTATATTTTTACCGGCATGGCCAGCATTAGAATTTCTTCGCCTTCTTCCAGACCGTCAATTGGTTTTAAGATTCCGGCACGCACTGGTGTTGACAGTTCCAGTTGAATCATTGTTGATTGTAAAGTGCCCAGCATTTCAGAAAGAAAACGGGAGTTAAACCCGATCTTGATGTCTTCTCCTTCGTAATTACACGTAAGGCGTTCATCCGCTTTGTTGGAGTAATCAATATCTTCAGCAAAAATGTTTAGTTCGGTTCCGGCAACTTTCAAAATAATTTGATGCGTAGTTTTATTGGAGAAAGTCGCCACGCGCTTTACCGATTGCAATAACAAACTTCTGTCAATGATCAACATACTGGGATTGTTTTTTGGAATAACCGCTTCGTAATTTGGATATTTGGCATCTATCAAACGGCAGGAAATAATATAGTTTTCAAAAGAAAAAACGGCATTCGAATTGTTGAATTCAATTGTCACGGCTTCGTCCAAGGTGCTCAATATTGCTTTTAAAACTCCTAACGGTTTCTTTGGCATAATGAAATTGGCATTTTCTGAAGCTTTCACATCTGATCGGGAATACTTGACCAATTTGTGAGCATCTGTGGCTGTAAAAATCAAACCTTCAGTTGAAAGTTGAAAATATACACCAGTCATCATTGGCCTCAAATCATCGGTTCCGGTGGCAAAAAGTGTTTTGCTGATGGCATTTGCTAATACTTTGGAAGGAATTACTGTTGATGATGGATTTTCCAATACAATGGCTTTTGGATATTCTTCTCCAAGGAAATAAGCAATTTCATATTGTCCAGAATTCGAACTGATTTCGATGGTGTTGTTCTCTTTGGTTGTAAAAACCAAAGGCTGCTCCGAGAATGTTTTCAAAACTTCAATCAAAAGTTTGGCTGGTATGGCCACGGATGCTTTGCCCTCAAAATCTACATCCATTGTGGTTGACATCGTGGTTTCCAGATCGGATGCCGTGATTTTCAATTGGCCGTTTTCGATTTCAAAAAGGAAGTTGTCCAGGATTGGCATTGTGTTACTATTGGAGATTACTCCACCTAAAAAATTGAGTTTCTTTAATAACTCCGTGCTGCTTAAAGTGATTTTCATAATTTTGTTTTTAATTGTTATGCCACTGCTTTTTCTTTGCTTTTTGGCCTTGTTTTGATTACTATTTTTCTAATTTTTTCCATATTTCGTTGGACTAAATCAATGATCTCATTGTGGTGTTCAGTTGACTCATTTTTCAAACCACGCGATTGTTCAATTTTTAGTTCCGGCAGCCTCAACTCAATTGTTTCGGCTCGTTTGCCATCTACTTTTGCTGAAAGGATCAATGATTTTTCCTTGAGATAATATTCGTTGGTGTAAACACAATGCTTGAGCTCGTCGCCTTCTTCCTTGAATTCTTCAATACTTTTGAGAACTGAAATGGATATATTTCCTTTCTTGAATTCCAAGTCGAAGAAATTTTTCCATCTTTCGACATAATCAGATATCGCTTTTTCTAGTTTTTGCTGGCGTCTGATTACTCTCAATTTTTCATTTTCTATTTCTTGAATCCTTAAAATCTCACGCTTTTTCTTCATCAATTTGTCGTGTTCTGCTTTCAGGTTCTTTGGGCAAACATAAACGGCATTACGCAAATCTTTTTTGAAATACCTCAGCAAGTCCAAATAGTCATACCAAATTCCGGCATCTTTGATTTTATACTTATTTCTGATTACAATTTTCACAGAATCCCAATAACTTTGGTGGCGACTGTCTTTGTAAACTCCAAAAAACAAAAGCTCTTTTTGATTGGCTTTTAATAGTGTTTCTATTTTTGGCGAATGTTCCAGTTTGTAAATTAGCAATCTATAATCGCAATGATGATTGAATTTTGTCAATCCATACTTTTCAAAACGAGGTAAGAACTCCGCTCCTGGACAATTGTAATCTGATGCAAATTTGTCATAATCCGTTTGTTGGTGATAGGGTCTGGAATTCTGCCTAACCTCATAATCTGACGAAGAAAAACCATCACCGGTCCAAGTGGTATTTCGTCCTACAATTACGCTTTTGTTTTTATCGTAATCTTTCCACTCTTCAAACAAGCTTCTGAAATTATACCTTGGTGGTTTATTTTTTGACATTAATTTCCAACAGGAGAAATATCTAAAAACTTGAAATCTATCAACTACTTGAACCACTGAATAAGAAATTACCTTTTCAAACAATCCGTTATTGATATTGATTTTCTTTAGTTTTTTGGCACACGAAGGGCAAGTAACTCCGATAACTTGCTCTTGCCAAACTTGCGCTGGCTTCCAGCTGTGATTACATTCCATACAAACTAAATTTTTGTAATGGGTTGTATAATAAAAATCGTGATTAGAAATCACATAATCCTCTTGCTCTCTTGGTTCAGAAAGTTCTTTATGAAGATTCCAAACTTCTACTTGTAATCTGGTTCTCGGCTTCATTAGGCAAATAGATCTATTTGTTCCGCTTCGGTTGCCGGTTTCTTTTTGGCTGCCTTTGCAACTAATTTTTCTTTTTGCTCCGATACTACTTTTTCGATTGCTTGATTTTTAGCATCCTGTAAATCTTCTTCCGATAGTTTAATCTTTTTAGAAAGGGTTTTCTTCGCTTCTACTTTTGCTTCCTCGATCAACAAATCCATTGCTTTTTCTTTGGCTAATGCTTTATCTTCTTCGGTCAATTCAACGCTATGATTGACGATTGCTTTTCCGGAGACTGGTTTGATGTTTTTGATGTCGTCTTCATCGTAGTAATGAACTGCCCAGCCAAATACCTCATCATCGGAATAACCGCCACAATCACCGTCCTTTGCGCACTTCATTACATAGCTGCAGCATTCGTCCAGATTTTTGTTTTCTTTTTGGTAGGTAACAGCGAAGAGTTCATCTTCAGATGCTCTTTTGTCAAGGTAAGCCTTGATGGTTTCTTTAAATGCGTTTGATGTTTTCATTTTACTCGTTTTTAAAATTTGATTGTTAATTAAAACGCAAATGAGCTATAAATTCCCAACGTCTCACTTTTGGTTCATTACAGCTCAATGCTATGCTTTAAGTTTCGTAATGTGAGACGGAAACTGTTTTGTAAATATATAAAATCAATAACATATTTTGCAAGTTTATAACCTAATATGTTATTGTTCTAAATAAGATATGGAGCTATAATCCCCAAATTAGCATCATTGCATCACGCTGCTCTTGATTGGTTCTTTCTTTTATTTTGGTAATCTGCTCAAAAAATTTTGAATCTGTTTTAGATTTCGTTGGTTTTACTTGTGTAAATGGTAGTTTCAAGAACTCGCACATTTCGCAAATTTTCTTAGCTATCTCGTGATTTGCTCCAACCCGCTCACTTATTTTTCCATTAAAAGCTGTGGAAGCTGCTGCTTTGAAATGCCTGTTTCCTCCGTTCAGAAATCCACATTCTACATACACCATCACCTCGTAATCTAAATATTCTGGTGTGTTTTTTATAAAATAAAGCATTTGCAAAAGCTCGAAAAACTTTAAATTTTTAAGCTGTATTTTTTTGCCTGATTTCAAGGCAAACCCAGATTTATCGGTGTCAGGATCTATGCCTATAAGTATTTTTCCCATAATTAAAAAATTGATTTTTCTTCAAAAGATTCGCATTTGTTTGGCATAGGTTCTTGTTCTTGAAAGGTTTCATATTTTTTATGAAGTCCTCTTTTTTCAATAGAAAAAGGAAACATTAATTTATCTAATTTTGAACATTTAAAAACTTTTACCATTTTATCTGTGTAATCAACTTCTCCATATCCGCAATACGTTTCAAAAGAAACTTCTTTTTGTATTTTTTCTAAATGTTCGCAAAAGTGACAGGCTTTTTTATTGGCTGGATTTTGATCGCATTTCAATTCGTGGTTGATCATTGCGTGTTTTCGCTTCAATTCTTTTTTACAAAAATCACATTTGTAAATGGTTACGTTTTCGATTGTTTTCATTTTGTAATAGAATTAAAATTTATAATCTCCTTTTATTACTAATCTTTTTTGTCTCAAGTAATTCAGAAAAGGTTGCATTTCGGTTTTCTTTTCCCAATCGATAATGGTATCTTCCAGCATTTGTCGGTCCATATTTTGAACCATTTCATCTATTTCCTGATGCATCTGTGCCTCTTTTTCCTTTCGTAATTTTTCAGCTTTTCTTTTTTCGTAGAACTGATGAACGGCATTGCTTCGAATATCATTTTCAGTTTGGGTGCTGCTGGTTTCTCTCTCTTTGATTCGCTCAAATTCAATGTATTTTTTTTCGAGATATTCCGGCATCCATTTTACAAGCACGTTTTGTCCATCAAGTTTGTAATCTTTACCGTCTCCCAGAATGCCTTGACGAACTTGTTTGAGCATCAACACAACGTCTTCGATAGTTTCATAAGGATATTTTTCGGCGATATCCGCTGCCAGCAAAGCTGACTGTGTTGCAGAAAGTGATTTTCCAACATTGAAATTTGCATTAAATCTGTTGAGCAAATAACAAATGGCGGTTATGGTGCCAATTTCTCCAACTGTTTTTTCTAGTTTTTTAAGTGTGGTACCGTCAATGGCTTTTATCAAACTTAGATTTTTCTCAAAAACAATTAATCCAACTTCGTTATTAGCCGCCAAACATTGCATTAACTGCATTGACTGCTGATTGCTTATGGTTAGCATCTGCTCTTTGTGAATTGAGACTTCGTACATTTTCTCTGTTTCCATAATTATCTTCTAAAATTTTTAAAAAATTGGCTGGTTTGAAAATCCAATCAAAACTAGCCGTCCAGTTATCTTTGTTGTCGCCCTGCAGAAATGGGGAATCTCTCGTTTTTTGAATTACGTTCTGAATTGATTCTTTGCCGTATTGTTTTTCCAACAGCTGAATTCTTTTTTTCCTGACATCTGACATTTTTTTTACTTCAGGTAAAAGCCCCCGGTTTGAATTAAAAAAAGAAAGAAGTTTATCAAAATCAATCTTGTGGGTTGGAAGTTGATTTGGAAAATCAACAACTCCGTTAGGAGTATATTTTTCTTTTGTTTTCTCTTCTATAATTTCCTCTTCTATACTATACTCTTCTTTTCTTTGCGGATAACTTCCGGCAATCTCCCGCGGATTGACCTCTTTTTTGGGGCAATCTCCCGCGGATTGACCTCTTTTTTGCCTTATTTTGTCCAATATGTCGGAGTATTGAAACATTTCTGTTTTTCTTTTTCGATAAGCATCTTGAATACTGTCGGCAAATTTTTGACTGTAAATCACTTTGTAATCATCAAAAAGAGCTTTGTCAATTGCTCCTAATTTTGCCAAATCATTTAAAATCGAAAGTGTTTTTTCTTCGTCAATTTTAAAAATAGAATTCAGAAACATTAAGGTCATTTCATCTGAAGCATCTATGTAATGATTATTGGCCTTTCCCAGCTGTTCTAATAGCTTAAACCAGGTTGCATACCCATCATTACCGTATTTTGTTTCTATGATGTGCATTTTGCGTCCGTGAGTACAATCGTGTGGAAAATAATCAACATCTTTTCTTTGTTCTCTAGCCATAATAATTTCTACTTTTTAAAAGGTACGTTTGTGAGTTGTCTTCCGTTGTTCCAGATGGCAAAACGACCTTCAGTATCAACTTCAATTTTCATTGTTTCAATCTTGCCAAATTGGTTGAGATTGCCTCCTAAATCTACCACCCACGCATTTTGTTTGTTGGGATGAATTCGCATGGCACGGCCTACAATTTGATAGAACAAAGACAACGACATCGTGGATCTGGCCATCAATACTGCTTCGAGTTCCGGATAATCAAACCCGGTGGTTAAAACACCCACATTTACCACGCATTTTATAATTCCTTTTTTGAATCTTGAAAGGATGCGTTCGCGTTCTTCTTTCTTGGTATCCGATGTCAATAGAACGGCTCCCGGAATGCGTTTTACCACTTCTTTGGCTTCGGTGATCAAAGCGCAAAAAATTAGAAGATTTGGCTTTTTTGACAGCACGTAAAAAGCATATTTTACAATCCGGCTGGGCATATCGATTGACTTGTAATACCGACTTAGTGAAGCGGTTGTAAAATCGGTTCCTGAACTGTTTAATTCTAGTTTTGAGCGATCAATTACATCAAAGGAGTAATACTCTAGCTTTGCCAAAAATCCAGCGTCAAACAGCGTATTATTTTGAACGTAATACAGAATTTTATTAAAAATTCGTGGAGTGCTTCGGGTCAGGAATGTTAGCTGTGGTCCTTCGCTTGTTTGCGACAAACGATATGGTGTGGCGGTTAATCCCAACACATTGGCATCCGGAAAATGATTGATGAATTCCTGATACATTCCACCGTCTGAATTAACCAAATGACATTCGTCGATTAGTATGTTTTTCAGTCCGGCAAACAAATGTTTTTTGTTGATGATGCTGCCAATGGTGCAAAAAGTGACGCGACCAATTATCTTTTCGCCAGCTGATGCGCTGTAGATGGATGCTTTGCCATATTTGGAATACTTCTCATAGTTCTGTTCCAGGATCTCTTTCGAGGGCTGGAGGATGATTGTTTTACCCTCCAGCGGTGCTACTAAGTTGGCAATAACAATAGATTTTCCAGCGCCTGTTGGCAGGACAATTACAGCATTGTCATTTGACTTTCCCTGTAAATATTCCACTCCTAAACGTGTTGAATCTGCTTGATAAGGCCTTAATTGAAATCCCATCCTTAAACGGCTTGTGATTCATCATCGAATTTTGCATTATCAAAAGAGGCATCTTCTGAAGCAAAATCCATGTGCAATTGTTCTGGTTGTGGAGCTGATTTTCCGTTCATGTAAAACTCAACCTCTTTGATGGCATTATCTAAAATAGCAGTCAATTGAGTCAAATAAAGATAGGCTCCGTTTAGTTTTACTTTTGGAGCACTAAACTTAATTACTCCATTTGTCACTTCTTTGTAACCTGATAAAATCAAAGCTCTGTTTTCCTCTACTCCAGATATTGAAAAAGCATTCACGAAATATTTTTCTGTTTCAACTTCTTCTTCAAGAAATGATAATTCGGTTGCATTATCATTACCCGTGTAGGCATCATCCAAGTGTGCCAGGAACACATCAAACTTATCGAATGCTATTTCTAAATCTTCGTGAACGATGTGTTTTCCGTTTCTTGAAAGTCCATCGCCTTTAGTCTTTCCGGTTAATAATTCGTAGGAATAATTGCAAAGAGCATCTTTGAGCGAAGCGCTTTTTATTTCTACATCTTTTTGAACTTGATCTGCTAATCCTAATTTTTCTGTAAGGATTGTGAAAACTTTTTCTTTTGACATGGTGGTTATTTAATTAAAAATTGATATTTGGTTTCTGTTTTGTTGCGATGCATTGGCCTGTTGTATCAGGCTGTATTCTTTGCTTATCCAAACTCGCAACGGTCTTTGGTGGGCTTCTTTATTGGTGCTTTTTTGGGTTCTTTCGGTATCGAAAATCAAATGTCTTTTTGATAATTTTCTGAAAGGAACTCCAAAAACACTTGGTTGTGATGGAGGTGCATTTCCTGAATTAAAAAATGCCTTTTTCAGATCATCTGCAGTGAATGGTTTCATCTGTGTTTTTACCCAATTTTCGGCAAAAGCGCAAAGTTTATCGCAATAGACTTTGTTGTTTACTTCTACATCTTCGACGGCTTGGTTGGTTACTTGGAATGGTGTCATAATTTTTTTTTGTTTTAAAAAGATTCCTTTTCTTTGAATAAAGAGCAAGCAGCATCTTTACATTTAATTTTTAATAGTCCATTATTGGTTCTGTTTGATTTCCTGATACCACAATACTGAAACACCTTTGAATTACATTCCCATCGTTGGCGGTGTTCACAATCTCTACAAGTATTTGTTGGTTTTGAAACCTGCTCTTCAAATTCAAATAGATTAACCATTAAAAGATTGCATTTCAGCTTTCGCTTTTGATATTAAAGTTCTGCACCAGTCTAGTTGGTGTGTACATGATGCATTTAATCTTGTTGCCCAAGTCAATAAGTAATTTTCATTTTCAACTAATGTATCTGTAAATTTTACTGCAACACTGGGTGGAAGGGCAACTATCTTTTTAATTTCTGAAACTATATCACTCCTTAATTTACGGTCCTTATGAATTTTAGAATCAGCTAGAAGTTTTCCGGTTCTTGCCATATAAACTGATAATGTATTTCCTCTATAGACAGCCTCGTTAGCATCTTCACTCATTTCTATTTCAAGAAATTCCTGTATAGTTATTAGTTCTTTTTTAATTTCAGATAGGCTTGTTACTAAGTCATTCATCTTTTTTTAATTTTTGTAACCGTTAAAAGCCATTACTTGATCTTCTGGAATAAGGAATTTCACTACTGCCGTCAATCCCCTAAAAAATCTTCTTTTCTGGGTAAGCGACTGAATAATTCCTTGATGCTTTTTAATCCTGGCATCATATTTTTTAGCATAATGTTTACTGAGCTCTATTTCAAAAAGCAAGTAATTAATGCCGTTCAGCGTGTGTACAATTTTTTCACTCATAATTCGGTGGCTTTTTTGATTGCTGATTTTGCTTTGTCCCAAGCAATGTGATTCCTATCTGAGATTTTAACTACTTCTATTAATGCTTCCAGTAATTCCGGGGCTGCTGCGATTAGCTTGGCGTTTGATTTTGAAACGCTTTCACAAATAAGGTTTCCACCATAATACTCAATGGCATCTTCGCCAACCGAACCTCTTATAGAAAGTGATTCATCATTTTTAGAAATAACACAACTATTATATTTGCCTATTTCCCACGGTCCTTTTGTTCCTTTAAATTCTGCCATAACTAAAAAGGTGTTTTATTAAAATTAATTTTCATACCGTTACTCGCCACGGTGACGTTTTTTCCTGTGAGTTCTGCCACTTCTTTTTGAAATTGTTTTTCATCTGAATTGCTGTCTGAAAGATGTATCAAAACGATGTTGTTGACTTTCGTTAGATCATTGGCAGCCAACATATCCTTGCAGTTGGCCAGCGAGAAATGAGATCTTAAAATCCGGTTTCTCAAAAATTCCTTTCCAGAATCAGCTCCAAACTTTCTGTCGATGATTTCCTTTGAGAAATTGGCTTCGATAATGATATTATTCAATCCCTTGAAAGTATATTCACAATAGTAGGTATCGGTCAGGAAAAGCACCTTTCCACAATCAGGATGCTCGATCAAGAACCCCAAAGGTTCCGCTGCATCGTGTTTCACATCGAAAGCCATTACCTTGAAGTTTCCAATTTGTACCGTTTGTCTGGGTTTGATTGCCGTGGCTCTTGGAAGTGAAAAAACAAAGCGTTTTTCCAATGTTCCGGCAGAAGCATACATATCAATTCCCAACTTTATCACATCATAAATGGCTTTGGAGTGGTCAAAGTGTTCGTGTGTACAAAGACAACCAACCACTTTTGACAAATCAAAATTCAAGGCCTGTTTTATGTCCTTGATGTTTACACCACACTCGATAAGCAAAGCCTCATTCTCGTTTCCAAGAATGTAGGCATTACCCTTTGAGCCAGTTCCTATTATGTTAAGATTCATCTGATTTAGATTTAATAATTGAAAGACATATAACTATAAATACTGCAACAGCAAAGGCGGTATCTTTATGCCTTTCAATTGTTATGAAAAAAATTTCCATAATTAGAAGTTTGGACCTGCAGGAGTTTCTTCAAATTCCAATTTTTCGGAAACCACTGTTTCAGGATCTACCACCACCGCATCTTCGATGTTGTTTTCGAAATCCAAACTTTGCTTGTTGGCTTTGGTTTTGATTTCGTGTTGAACGTCTAATGCTGGTTTGTCTGAAAGTAATCCTTTGTCACTTGAAGAAGATGTTTCAATTTTAAGAGATCTTGCAATTACTGTTTTTTCACACATCTGGTCAGGAAATTTATTATGTGCCGGTGAATTCCCTTTTGCTCCACCCATTGACCAGGATGTTTTTATTTGGTCAATTGTCATTATTTCAGAATCTGAACTTCCATCATTGTATGTAACAATTGCATAGGCGCCTACAATTTTATCATTGGCAATGTTTGCCAATTTTTGATTGTGTTTTGTGACATTTTTTCTTCCTGTAGAAAAATCAACTGAATATTCAAATTCGTCATCTTTATAAACAGTCACAGCATTCACTTCTTTAACATTTGCAACCCTTTTGGCTATTGCAATATCTCCAATATATGATTGGTCAAACTGGAGCTTATTCCCATAAACAACAAAGTATCCTTGCTTTTTTGAAACACTTAAACCGCTTGTTACCATATCAAGAAAAGCATTTGCAATGCTTTCTTTGGTACAAACTTCAAGTGCTGGATTTCCTCCTCTATCCACTACTCCTTGTAATACCAACCAAGCGGCTCTAACTGCGTTTTCAGGAACATAATCAGATGGTAAAACGATCTCTCCTGTGGCTTGTATTTCGGCTATTCTGGACAATACACTATTTACAGTTGCTTCGGTAAATTTGTTTGTCTTTTTTTCTACTACTTGTACATTTTCTGTTGTGCTCATTTTTTTAAAATTTGATTGTTTATAATTCTATTACTAATTGATTACTGTTTATGATGGCTTCACACCTCACGAATTCAAGGTCAAAGGCTTGGGATTCGATTTCTTTTTTGGTATTTTGATTGTGTTTGCAGTTGGCGGTGCAATCAAAACTTCCAATTGTAATTCCTTTGTTTACCTTGCAATTTGCCAATAGATGACCGTCTTTGTTGCGTGGTATTTTGGTTTTATTTTCCATTTTAAAATAAAAATGCCTTCGAAAAATCAATTACCGTCCGACGGGCAATCTCTTTTAAGAAGGCTAAAAGTTTAAAGTTCTACTGTCGGACGAACTACTTTGTAAATATACAAATTAAAATAACATATTTTGCAATTAAATAACTAAATATGTTATTATTTTTTAGCATCCATTAGGCAGCTTGAAGTATTAATGGTAATCCTGTTTTTGCATCAATTAAAATTCCGTTTACTTTTGGATTTCCAACATTTAAAACAGAACCCTTCCATACATTAAGATTTACTAACTGGCTTTCAATATCAATAACCTCGATAATGCTTTCCCTGTTGTCGATAAAGATGGGAGCCGTAACTTGGTAGAATTCGCAAAGCGTGTTGATGATGTCCAGTCCGGCATTAATTCTGGATGCAGTATTAGCATCACTGAACGGCACGCCATCGATTAAAGCATCACAGCATTCAGATTCTCCACCATTGATTTGCGTTTCGAACATTCTGAATTTTACGAACTTGAATTTCTCGTTGATCTTGGATTCAAGCGTATCTATTTTCAGTTTGTTGAAACGTTCTATAACGAATTGCGTTTTCTCGACATTGGCGATTTGTTGTGCCAAATCCTTTTCCTCTTGCTCCAGGGCTGCAATACGATTGTCAACGGCTTTGATTTGGTCCTCGTTACGTAATTGTGATTTGATTTCGTCAATGGCGGTTACCAAGGCTGAACGGGTGCTTTGCAATTCTGAAATATCAACCACCGGAACATCTTCTATGGTTGCCAGAATTGTTTTGAGCTCAATTTTCTTATCAAGGTAATTGTGATTTGTTGAAAGTGAGTGCTCATAAATAGCTGTTTCGTCAACCGCTGCCGTTGGTGTAACTTTTGAAGTTTCGGTTTCTATTTCTAGTTTTAAAGATTCGATTTCTTTGCCTAAATCAGCAACCATTTTTTCTCCTTTTTCGATTCGTTCCGCAAATAACCAAACCTCAGCTTGCACAACTCCTTTTTCGTCTCCCAATGCTTTTCCTTGTCTTTGAATTTCTGCAAGGCTACTGGCTTTTGCTGTTTTGAAATTGGATAACATTTCGGTTTTTTTGCCTTTAACATCACCTGCTTCAAAATCACGCTTGCATGTTGGACAATGAAAATCGTTATCATTGAAAGTCAATTCCTTTGCGTTTTCAATTCCCCAAGCTTCACGTTTTGCAAGAATCTGTTTTTCGAGATTGTTTAAATCTTCAGTTCGCATTGTCTTTTTGGAATGCAATAACTGAACTCCATTTTTGGCGCTTTGCAAGTCGGCCACTTTTGCTTCGTGGGTTCTTTTCAATCCATCCAGAACCGATGTGTCAGGAATTGATTTGCGTTGTGATTCTCTTTTTGCGTTGGCTTCAATCGTTTCGATGTCCGATTTGATGCTGTTGGCTTTAGCTTTCTTTTGGTTCACTTCGGCAAGTGCTCCATCAAAAGCAGCCGATTTATTTTGGATGGCTTGATCTACTTTTTTAAGGTCCGTTTCTTTCAATCCTAGACCTACTTTTAAATTATTGAAATCAACTGCCTCTGGACGTGATTTGTAAACCTCATCAATTCGAACTGGGATTCCTTTCAAATCTTCTTTTGCTTTTTTGATGGAAGCAAGAATTTGTTTTTGATATTCAACCAATGTTTTCCCGTTGGTTAATTGTGCCACCAAATTTTCATATTCTGCGTTTCCTGCTGCCAAATCACCGTCCGAAATTGCACCGGCAATAGCTACTAAAACATTTCTTCTGTCTTGCCATTTCAAGGAATTAAACGCCAATGGATTTGTGATCATTTTGAAAACTGTTTCCTCCAGAATGGCGCTCACTTTTTCTTGAAATGTTTTTTGTTGCATTGGCACGCCATCCCAATAATACTCTGTTACGTTGCCTGAAAACTCGGTAACTTCCGAACCTCTTTTTTTAACCCAGTTTTCTTTTAGGATTTTTGAAATTTCAATCTTCACATCATCGACCAGGATAACCGATGCCACTTCATGTTCTATTTTTGGGATTGCCACATTAAATTTATCTAATGTTTTTATCTCAAAATCTTTTCTGTCTGTAGAATCTTTCCCAAACAACATCCAGAGAAAAGCATCCATGATGGTTGTTTTTCCGGTTCCGTTTGCTCCAAAAATATCAGTGTTCTTATTGAACGTGATTTTTTCATTTCTCAGTCCTTTGAAGTTAGTAAGGCTGATTTCTAAAATTTGAATTGTTTTCATTTTACTCGTTTTAAATTTGATTGTTATAATTTCTCTACTAATATTTCCAGTGCTTTTGACTCAAAAGACACGTTTGTTTCGATGGAATAAAGCGCATTGGCTATTGTGGTGTATGCTGCTTTTCGCACGTTGTTTTTGGTAATTTCAGCTTCATTCATACATCCGTGAATGAATGCGGTGAAGTCTTGGTATGTTTCCACTTTGAGATAAGCGCTTTCGATGTAGGCATATACGAAAGGGAACATTGGAAACTTAATGTCCGGTTTGGTGAATTCTGAATTAATTTGTAGTTTTGACATCTCTAAAAGTTTTTAATTATTACTCGTGATTGAAAATTTGATTGTAAAAACCACTTTTCGCGAAGTGGTTTTTTTTATTTTGTTAAACTTGCTATTGCTTCCAGTTTCTTTTCGGGAGACAGTTCGTATTTACCCTTTCGGGCGGAACTGGAAGCTCCCAAACTATCCAGTTCCAACTCTAAGTATCTCTTACGGCTTGTAATCGAACTTAATCCTTGCATAAAGAGCTGCTCCTGGGTTTCTAATTCCCTTGTTTCTCTTTTTATGAATGCTATTTTTTCTAGTCTATTCATCAGTGCCATCTATTTAGTTTATCATAAACCCACTTGCCCAAATTCAGCAATCCCAAAATTGCTATCAGGATTATGCAGACAATAATTCCAAGATCGTATCTATCCATTTTGGCTTGAGTGTTAAAAGGGTTAAACCAATTAAGGCATCTGATCCAAACCCAACTGAACAGATCAGTAAAAATGTTTGGTAAATTCTGTGAGTTCTTTCGTCGTCGTAGTTCATGGCATAAATTTTTACAATGATTTCATTTTTCTAAATGATGCAATTGTTTCTTCGGAATACACCAGTTTGACCCGGTGCGTTACGTGTCCAGAGCTGTTTCTTTTTTCGGGAACCGGAACCCTGTTTGCGTTGTCACTCACTTCAATGAAATGATGCAATCCGCTGTCGGCCACAAAAACCACTTGCAGAAATTTGCCGGTTTTTGTTTTGTAGACTTGGTTGAGTTCTACTGCCATTATCCTTTCATATCGCCAAAGGCAACAACAAAAGAGATCATCGCTAAAGCGGAAAGCCAGAAAATGATTGTGGCTTTGTTGGTTTTGATTAACTGTTTCATGGTAGTTATTTTTTAGGGTTAACTAATTGGTGATTGTTTCTGTTTCAAAAATTTCTTTTTCTTTTAATCCGGTAGATTTATAGTATTTAACAGCTTTGAATTTTGTCAAATTATCGCTATTGCGTTCTGCTAATTGTTCTACATTTCTTTCGGTAACTCCTAAAGCTAGAGCAGTATGCTGACGAAATACCCTGTCTGTTTTAATTTTATTAAGTATTAATTGTGATACTTTCATTATTTTTATGTATTTTTGTTCGTATATATATGCAAATATACACCGAATATTCATATAACAAAACAAATAACACCTTTTTTTCGTGTTTATTTGAATTATTTTTTAAAAGTTTTAAAATGAATGGTTTACAATTAAAAGAAAAGCGAAATAGACTAGGCCTAACCCAGACAGAACTGGCAGAACAGGTTGGAGTTGCTATGCGTACCGTTCAAAATTGGGAGAAAAATACAAATAAAATACCAAAAAGCACCGAGGTATTTATTGACGAGCTACTTAAAAACACCGAAATTTCATATTTGAATACATCTAATAAACCCGAAGAGTCTAATCCTACCTACACTATCAAGGAAAAAATGACCACAGAAAGCCCACCTCAAAAAGAGAATGACCACGAATATGTTGTCGTTAGTAGGTTAACAAAGATGTTAGACGATGCTTATCAGGAAATAAAATTGCTTCGTCAAGAGTTGGAACGAAAGAAAAACAATTGAATTTTTAGAATTAAAATTTCAGAATAGGCACAAATTAGTCTGCAAATCAATACAGCACATTGGATTTTTGGGGGCATTACAAATTATTTAAGAATTAAAAATTGAAATTAAGTTTATAAAAATTATCGTTTTTACGGGAAACCTCATTTTTGAATTTCTTGTAATTTGCAGATTAATATTCAACAAGTTAAAAACAACGATTATGAAAAATATTATTTTAGTAATATTAGTATTATTTAATTTATCTATTTACGGCCAAGAAGCTGAATTCAAATTCACTAAAGATGGCCTTACTGATTTTGTTATAACACCAGTAAATGGTAAAACCCAATCCGAGCTTTACAAAAAAACATTGGAGTGGGTTTCTTATTCTTTTAAAGAACCAGCAGAGGTTATAAAAGCGAATATCGAAAATGAGTATATTCGAATAGAAGGATTTAGCAAAGAATTAATTTGCTACAGTTATATGGGAAAAAGATGTGGAGATACCAAGTATGAAATCGAAATTTCATTTAAAGATGGAAAATACAAATTTGATGTTTTGAGTATTTTAGAATACAACAATATGTCTAAATCTATTTTGTGGACCAATTTCGAGATCAATAATACTGCAGCTTATTTTGATAAAAAAGGAGAGGTAAAGAGCTCGTACAAGTTTATCGTTAAAACGGTTCCGGAGTATTTCAATAAACTTAACATAAACTTAAGAGATTTTTTAATTAGTGATGGAGTTTCCAGCAAAAAAAACGATTGGTAATGTACACTTCAGATGAAAGAATAATCCACCTTATTGATCTTTTGAAATATCAAAAGACAATTATCTATGATAAAGATTTTTGTCAAGATGTAGGAATGTTGGAGCAAACCGTTTCAAAAATAAAAAAAGGCAAAAATCATTTTACGGTATTGCAAATTGAAGCGATCTGCAAAAAATACAATGTGAATGCCAACTGGATTTTTGGAGTTCAAAAAAACATCTTTAATATTCCTCAGCCCAAACAAATAAAGGAGTTAAGCTAAAAGGGTTACCGGCAACCCTGCAAAACACTAAAATCATAAAAAAGAAGCAAAAATGATAAAAAACAAATAACTAAACGCCTGATTTTACAGTAATTACAATAGGATACAAATGCGAGTTTGGTTTTCATAACCCTGAGGTCCCGAGTTCAAATCTCGGTCTCGCTACAAATTAAAACAACACTTAAACCCACTCCCAACAAGGGTTTAAGTGTTTTAATAAAAAATCTTACGGCTTGTAATTACTTAAATCGGCAACCCTACCGACAACCCTAAAGTAATTACATCATGGCAAAAAATTTATTATTCGATTGTGCGTACTCTGACCTATGGGTACACCCCGAAAACTGGAAAACACTGACTTCCCAGAAATCATTACAACTTGACTGGCGCGTGGAATGCAAATTCTATGACCCTAAATTTAAGGAAAAGTACCCAAAAGGCTTTTTATTCAGAAAAAAACTTAACCGGTTCCGATCATTGGAGGAACGTAAAGCTGTTGTCGAAACGTGGTTAAAGGAAATCCCAAAACTTTTTGAAGACAAAGGATATAATCCAATTACCAAAAAATACATGGTTCAGGAACTCAAACCAGTTCCAGGATCATTGCACCCGAAATTAAACTTTGTTGAAGCTCTCAAAATCGCTTATCCCTTGTTGTCGGTTTCCGAAGGCGTAACGAAAGAGATCAGGAGAATTGTCGCCAAGGTGGAGAAATCAGCAATTGCATTGAAAATGGAATTTCCTATATGTGAAATTCACAGCGGCCATGTCCGTGATTTGTTGGATCCTTTGGACTTGACACCAAACGAATATAATAAATACCTCACTCATTTATCAATTGTGCTCTCTGACTTGGTGGAAAAAAGAATGGTTTTTCACAATCCTATTAAGGACATCAAAAAGAAAAAAACAGTCAAGAAAATTCGTGAAACCCTTGAAGTTGACGAACTGAACAAAATATTCAAGATTCTAAAAACAGAAAATTATACTTTTTTCAGATATGGCATGATATTCTTTCATTCCGGAGCCAGAACCGCTGAATTGTTTCGAGTTCAGAAAAAGGATGTAAATCTAGCCAAGCAGGAATATAAAATAACTATCCTGAAAGGCAGTGTCAGCAAGGAAGTAATCAAGGTTATATTGCCAAACGCATTGCCTTTCTGGACCGAAATTATCAATGAATGTACCGATGATGAAGATTATCTGTTTACAAGAGGCTTGAAGCCGTCATTGATTCCAATACAAGCATTTCAAATCAGCATTAGATGGAGGCGTTGGGTAAAAAAGAAATTAGATGTAACTGCTGATTTTTATGCATTGAAACATTTGTTCCTGGACGAACTAGACAAAGCTTCAGATGGTGAAAGTAATTTATCAAAAGGAATGGCCTCACACGAAACGAATGTTACAGAAACGGTATACTTAGTAGGTAGAAATAATCGAAAAAATGAAGCATTGAAAAAGATAAACATTCAATTCTTAAATATATAAATTTGCATATATGATAATACTAGACATCATAATTTCGGCAGTGGTTTTTATTTTTGTTGGGAGATTACTTTGGTACAAATTCAAGCAACCCGGGTGATAAGTATCACAATGATAGCTGGAAGAGTAGGAACAAATAATACATATTTCTTCAAAAATTATATACAATAAATCATCAAAATTATATAATCAAAAAAGCGCACCAGTAATGATGCGCTTTTACGACTAACCAAAATAATAAAAAGGCGTTACCTCTTTATATCAAATATCGAAAAATTATAACCGATCCATATAGTTTGATTGGTATCAAAAGAACCGGACAATATATTTCCTTTTCGGTTTTGAAGCATCAAGTTTGCTTTTGCAGCGAAGCCATCCAGTTTCGTGTTGTTGCCAACCTCTAACCCACCTAAGAGTCGAAAAACGGTTTCCTTGACTTTCACCGGAACTTCCATTTTCTTTTCCTTGATTTTGTAATTTGGAGTGACCTCTTTGACTTTCCCCTGGACAATTCCGTTGATGTTTAGAACGATATTTTCATCTTCAAACGTGGACGAAAATTTGTTTAGTTGAATAGCTTTATTATATGCAATTATTCTTTTCAGGCTGTCTTTTTCCCTGGCAAAGTTTTGCTTTAAACTTTCATTTTCTGCAATCAGTTTCGGGTCAATAGGATTGTCTTTGTAAACGGTTTCGCCTTTGGATACTTTTTGTCCAATTGGCACATTAACCGGTTTTTGAGCCTTGAATTTTCCTTTTACTTCCGGAACTGTAACTTTCACGATTTGTGGCGAAGGTGTACTTCCTGAACATCCACGGAACCATAAAACAAGGAACAAAAGAATCCAACCAAGATACTTGAAGAATTCCTTCAACAAAGGCGAATGTATATTTATCTGTTTCATATTTCAGAGCTTTAATTTAAGTGATGATATTTTTTATCCGCATTTTCTAATTTCAAATCATATTTATGAATGTAATATTTTTCACCGTTGTAAAACTTGGCGGCAACTTTCCATTCGCCATTTACAAAAGCATTGTACATTTTTAGATTGCTTTTTATGAATAACAACCCCAACCTCATTTGGTTATATTCAGAAACTTTGGCATAATCCCACATTGAACCAACGGTTTTGAAACCTAATAATTTGTAGTGAAATCCCATAACTTGCATAATCCCAATAGAAGTAGATTCCATCGCTGTATTAGGATTTTTATAAAAAGCATCGTTAAACGCAATCCATTCATTCACCTGAACATCGACCTTGTTCAATGACCACTTGCCGGATGGGGTATAAGGCGATTTTCGTTTGAACCACGAAGGCTCAAACTGGATGATAATTTTACCCGTGTCTTTTGCAAAACCAATCCCGCTACTTTCCACTTCCATAATAGCGTATATTCTTGAAATTGGCATTTTGAATTCTTCAGATAATTTTTTAATGTCCGTTTGTGTGATTTTTTGTACTGCCATTTATTATTTTGATTTTGAGACCATTGCTTTTGCTTTTGTCAACAGGTCCAATTGCGCTTCGAGATATTCAATTTTCAAAGCCAGTTCCGTATTTTTGTTCTCCAGTTCAAAACTTTTTTTCTGTTCTTTTGCGTACAACAACAAAATATCAGTTTGTTTGCCTGATATAGACATATTGCTCGTCCTCAATTCTTTCACTTCATCACGCAAAACTCCCATCTGCAAATTATGATCTTCGACAAATTCACGATATGCCTTTGCAATCGCACTATTGGCATCGGCATCCGTTTGTTTTGCAGCTGCATTTTCCTTTTTTAAGGCGACTCTTTGAGCCATTTTCCCACCGAAGAAGTAAGCCATTGGCGGTCCGAAAACGCCTAAAATTGCCAAGACAGGCGCATATAATTCTAAAAATTCTTTCATAATTTTATTTTAATATTTTGCAAAGATTATGCAGTTGTACGATTTATATGTATAGCTTCCTATGTGGGTAAAATTCCCTAAAATCACGTTTTTATGGGTCTTGCTCCTTAAATAAGCCTTTAGCAAACTTTCGTCGCTTTTGTATCCATAAGCCACTATCTGACCTTTTTTTTTCCGTGTAAAGTTCTAAATCTGTAAATCCATTGTGACTGACCTTTTTTTCACTCTCCATCTGGACAGCTTTTTGTCTGCTCAACTCGATTAACAAACTTTCAGGTTTCAGTTCGTTCAGCCTATTGCCGTGTCGTTCATCGTTTATCAGTTTTGTCAATTCGTCCGTTGCGTTTGCTTCTTTTGGCACGTATTTTATTTCGTCTGCCGATGTACAGGAAATGAATATCAGGAAAAGAAGTATCGTTTTCATATTTCTATTTTTATCAATATTTTGTAATCTTTTTCAATTTCTTCTTTGTTGGCTTTTTTCCAATTGAAAGGCACAATAAACAATCCAACAATTGTCAATCCAACAAATCTTCCGAACGAGCTGTATTGACTTTTCCCTTTGCGTTCCATTCCTTTCGCAAACATCCAATCCGCTTTCCATTTGGTTGCAAAATTGGAATTTGCGTTGCAGTTTGAATAATGGTAATCGTGCAACATAGCGTCTAAATCCAAACCTTTTATGTCGCACAAATCTTTTGAATAACTTGCTCCGTCAAACTCGTTTGGATTCAAGGCAAAAAATAAAAATGCTTTTTTGTACACTTTTATTTCTTCCCTTTCGTAACCTTTCGCATTCAAAAGTTTACGGCATCTTTGCCAATTGGAATGATTGAATATGTTAGTTGTTGTTTCCATTTATAAAATCCCTCCATCCGTTATTGTCCAGTTATTAGGCGCGCCAGTTAATATTGCACGTGCAGCGCTTGATGCCGAAGTATATTTTGCACTTCCAAAACTTATCGTAATATTTGGCTTAACCGGTCTTGAACTCCATCCGTTGTATATTGCGTCTAAATTTGCCGATGAAAGTGTTGCTGGTGTTTTATTTGGCATAAACAATGCGAAATTGGTACAATTAGAAACATTCCACATTCCAATGTTTTGATTGAAGCTTGCACTTTGAAACATTTGTTCAAGTCTTAAAGCGGAACCCATATTCCAATTGCTCAAAGAATCGTTAAAAGCAGAGCCTAAAAAGACAACCCAAAAATTCGTGACAGCAGAAACATTCCATTCGTTTATTCTTGCGATTGTAGCTTTTGAATAACCGTTGAACATCCAACTTAAATTCGTAGTTCCCGTCAAGTCAAGAATGTCGATTACATTAACAAGGCTCAACCTCGAACAACCGCTAAAATAAGAACCAACGTTCCCCAATCTTATTCCTCCCCATTGCGTTATGCTGATTAATTTTCCTGCATCAGCACCAAAAGACCAACCGTAAAGCGTTCCAGTAATCACAATGCTGTATTCCCCCACTTCACTATAATTGTGCGTGACTGCTGTTTGGTTGTATGCTGTTATAACATTGGATGTTCCATCGCCCCAATACACCGTGAAATTATATGTTCCACTTGCAATCAAAGGCAATTTAACTGATTTATTACTTGAAACACCTCCATACATAGTATTCCATTTTGAAATGAAAGCCGTTGTCGCATTGGTGGAACAGGTTATTTGGTTGCTGAATCCATTGGTATTTCCCGAAACATCAAAACCCTCTATTTTTATAATGTATGAAGTGGACGAAGCCAATCCGTCAGCATAAACCTCGGCTTTATTGCAAATATTGTTTAGTACTCCATTAACATAAACTTTGTAATATAGTATTTCATTTCCTACGGGAGTTGTGAACCCCAATTTTATTATTTGGTTGTATGCTGAAACAAAAGACAAGTCACTTATAATTGACGGAGCCGTGTCGTTTAGCCAAACTTTTGCGTTTCCACCGTTGTTTATATATTCAGTTAAATCAGCGTCTGGATTTCCTGCGTTTGAAGTAAAACAAGAACTATCCAAAACCAACAATGACGGATAAAATGTCCTGTTTCTGAAAACATATTCATAACCCGAGCCTCCAATGGTGGTGCATTTTGGGATGTAAATGTTTTCCAAAACTCCAATTTTTCCATCAAGGTCAAAAGATTGATATCCTAATTTGGTCAGATTTTTAGCCTTGAACGACTTTAATTTAGTAGTTCCGTAAAAACTTGCCCCACCTGTTTCAGTCATAGCTCCACCCAAATCGTGAAAGTAGGTTATGAGTGCATTATTATAAAAAGCCTGTACAGGAAGAATGTAGTTTCCAGTTACATTGCATTTTATATCTGTTCCAACAATTTCAAAATTAGAAATTCTCGTAACGCTGACTCCTAATGTTGTTGCCAATATTTGAGCCGTTGAAATTACAGATGAAACTCCGCCAATCTCGGTACTGGAGACGATTAACCCGCTTTTAAGACTGAATATTTCACGTGCAATTAAATTCATAATCTATTTTTATCTTGGTTCCCAAATACCGTCATAAACGTTGTCACTAACTAAATTATAAAGCAAACCTTTAAGCAACAAAAAATCATCCAATTCACTTCCAATCAATGTTGTTTCTTCGCCATAAATAGAAAGCAAAACTTCTTTTTGCTCGTCATATTCCTGATAGGTTTTTTGATAGGTTTTGACTTGAATATCCCCGTGTCGGTTGCGTAAAATTGCCACGCTTTCCGTTTCCAATCCCTTGTCATAAACAATACTGTCAACCGCTTGCAAAGTGTATGTTTTGTTCACGTCATCTTTGTTGGTAACTTGTAAATCAATTTGCACGTGCTCGATAACTTTGCCCTCACGATCTTGACATAAAAAGACTTTTTCCGTTGTAATTGCTCTCATAATAATTTTTTTAAAGATTACCCACGCATAAATATTCGTTCGCTACACCCGTGTTCGCTATTGTGTGAGATAGCTTTTCAGCCATTGTCGTTCCCGTGTTGTCCAATAGCACAATTGAACCCCCTAAAGCATAAGTAAGCGTAACCCCTGCTCTTGTTTTGACGCTATAATTAAACCCCAAAGCAAGACCGTTTGGCAATGTAAGAGTACAACTCGCAGTCAATAAAATAACTTTGCCGTTGTATGTGTTGTCTAAAGTGGTGTTTGTGCCGATTTTTAATATTGTGATATCCAAATTTTGAGCCGCTGCCGGATGCGTATGTGTCGTGATTTCTCCAGTAAGTTTCGCTTCAATTTCGGCTTTTGTGATATTGCTGTTTTTCTGGGCATCGTTTGGAGCCGTGGATGGTGTGTAACCTAAAGCGGCTACTATATTTGCAAGAGTTAAATTCGTCAAGAATCTAGCAACGGTAAAATACAAATTAGTACTTCCTTCCGGCAAAGTATCAGTATTAACCGCCCCACTGCCACCAGAACCATTGTTTACCCAGATATTTTCCTCTGCATCCCAAGAGTAATTTACAACATCAGTTGAACCCACAATATTCACCTGTGCAGAATCCCCGGCAGATGCAGTTGGGTGCGCCGCGTTTAAAGCAGCCTCGGTCAAGTAAACACCTTTAGAGTGGTTGTTGTAATCTGCGGCATCTAGCTTTAAAGCCAAAGCATCAAAAACAACATTTTCACTAGGTGCATATCCCGTTTCGCCATTTCTTAATTGTTGAGAAACTGCCCATCTAGGTTTAGGTATCACCGGTGTACCCACAACCGTACTCTCAACATCAATAGAGGCCAATTCAATTGTTCCCGTTGGTGCTGATGGCTTCAAGGCCACACCAACTCCTTCATCTCCTGGTACCCGATAAATTGTACCAAGGTTTGTCCCTACAAAAATATCAGTACGAATATAGCCGGAAGTGGCGAAAGGAAGCACTGTATTATAAGCGGCCGCATTGGTATATTGAACTTGCAGCAATCTCCAAATAAAGTCCTCCGCAAGTATGTCAACGGTCGTTCCGGTTACGATAACCTCACCCTCTTTGATAACATCATCAGGAAGGGCAATGGCGTTAATTTTAACGTCTTGAGCCAACAAAACAGCATCAAGTCCCTCAATACTTTCATAAGGAACACTTTCGCTTTTATGCCTAAAGCTATCCCACACATCCCAAAACTGTGCTTGGGTTGGTTTTAAACCAGTTTTAAACCAGTTTTTTATCGTAGTTAAAGAAACTATTGCCATTGTTAGGTTTTTTGAATATACAGAACTACTCGGTATGGGTTCATAATGTCGTAAGCAACTCCTGATCCGGCAGATTTAGTACTAAAAACGGTTGCCGTAGTTGAATTTTTTACATAGTCATTGCCACCGTCTGAGTTAGCTCCGCCAGTTGATAATCCTAAATCGTGTACGTGAGGAACCATCTCTGCTAATGTATTTGTATGTGTTTTAGATCCAGAGGCATAAGTCAAGGTATCAAACCCCGGAATAGCGGAGTCGTAACCAACGGCCATTCTACCTCGCAAAGGCGTATATTCTGTCCAACCAACTGGAATTAAACTAGCCGCTTGACCCCAAATAGCAATCAGGCCACTTGGCACATTAACCGTGGTTATTGCTTCCAATGCCGCAACTCTTTCCAATAATGCGGCAACAGTGGTTTTGTCTTCTTTAAATTCCAATGCGGCAGGGATTTCCTTAGTTTCAAAACCTCGTTTAAAATCTGCCCACGGCCATTGAGTGGTGCCGGTTCCAAAGGTGGCCCATCTCGTATAAATAACATCATTCGAATTCCCGTCCTCAAATTCCCGCAATTGGGCCGATTGAACGATAATAACATTCGTTTGAACTACACCTCCTCGAAACTCCAATACTTCGCCGTTAATATAAACAACTCCGTTGGTGGCCGTTGTTTCCGTAACTACGCACCCACTTATGATGGTAAAGTTGCCCACAATTGCACCTAAAGCATTGAAAATACTATAGGCTTTTTGCATTTCGTCAAGGATTTCCGTTTCTAAAGGGAACCCGACACTTTGATTGAAATTTAATGAATTCATACTATTGGTCGTATTTGGTAGCGTTTCGACGCTAGTTTGTAAAAGGTAATAAGAGCATTCAACTCATTTATTTTGGTGTCAATCAATTCCTGAGGCGCAAACACAATGAAGTCGGCTCCCGTGTTTAAATATTCCGAATTGCGGTAAATGAACATTGTCCCAATATATACCGGCTTATTTTCGACACCCGTATAAATGTATTTTCTAGGGAACGCATTACCGTTCGTGATATAGATGCGACGGTCAATTGGGTCAATAGCATCGTTCAATACTTTTCGCATCAGGCAAACTTGGCCCGTGTGCTCAATCTTATACCAATCTGTCAATCGCTTTTGTGTCCAGGCATAATGCAAGTTGATTATTTGAGTGACAATAGCATTCAAGAAAGCCAACCAAATTGGTTTTCTTAAAAAAGCGGGGACCCGCTCTTGGCTCAGTTTATCAAAATCTATATTATACCACATAGGTCACGGTGTCAAAATTGGGTACTTCAAAATATCCGGCAACAGGAATAGTCTTCACGTTAATTGGTGCGTAATCTCTATAATCTAGCGTAACCGTGTCATATATGCTCGATGTCGCCACAATTATATGAGCATTGTCAACACCGTCAACGGCTCTTAATTTTTCAATCAAATCATTCAAAACCAACTCACCGTCAAAAGGCAAATTCTTAATATAAGCATTGACTGCTGTCTCCACCGGCTTACCACCGTTTAGAATGCTATTTCCATTTTCATCAATCACCAGGACATCCCGATAAATTGCCATATTCAATAACAATTGATCTGCAGGATTATTCACAATTTGCAACTTCACACCCGCATATTTTATTTCTTCCATATAACCGTCAAAACTATCGAGCTGCAATGTGGTCAACGGAATCAATTCGCCTGCACTTTCACCCGCCACTTTCACAACTAATCTATTGCTCTCGCCTGATTCCTTCACGCTGCGGTATTTTATAATTTTTGAAGCGTCAATCTGGTCAACGGTGAAACCCGTGTTGTCAAATTTGTCACTATCAGCTAAAAGGTCAAAGCCATATTGAAAAGCCAAAGCCATATTTCCATACCACCTCGGAGTACCACTCTTTTGCTCATACAATGCCGTGTCAACTTCCTTTTTGTGTTGATCAAAGATTTGTTCTAAAATCAATGTGCAATACGCAAACACGTCAAAAAATATACTTTCAAAAGAAGCCTTCGAAAATTCGTCATCAAACAGGGCACCTTCCACAAATCCGTATGAGGTTTGTATTATCGCTTTCGACATAAATGCTGCCGTCAATTCCTTTTTTATTTCTAATAATGTGCGTGCCATAATTATTGTATTATAAAAGTTGTTCCTATTTCCATAAATCCAATTCCTTCATTCCCTGGTGTAGTGCCCGGCTTCTTTTCAATCGCACTTGCGGGCCTATTTCTATCATCAAATAATTTTACCATTCCCTTTCGTGTCACTCTACTCGATTGAAGTTCCTGACCTATCGCCACACTGTCCGTCAAGGACATTCCATTCAATAATGCCATTTCAAAAGCGTTCTCGGAGCTTCCAGTGGTTTCCAAAACCTTGTCAATAAAGTTTTGCCCTTGATAGACTTTATCCTTCATAGTCGGCAATGATTTTTATTGGTTTGTTTTCGTACAAATCAACCGTTTCCACAACCAAACCATCTTTGGCAAAGTGCTCTCTAATTCTATGACGAAACTCCAAATAATCGGAACCCAACAACAAATCACCCAGTCCAACACCCAAATCGGGATTTGCTTTCAACTCACCTTGATGGGCAATGAGAATGATTCCTTTGTTTTGTTCCAATATATTGCCAACAACAAGCCCAGAAACAATCAGTCCGGCACTGTCCCGAATCACATTGATTTTTAAATCAAGTACGTCTCCCGTGTCATTATTGTCAACCAATTGGATTCCTATATATTTCATTTAAACTTACTTTAAAAGGGAATTAACCTTTGTTGAAAAATTAGTAACTAATGTCACCACGTCAGGTGTAATAGTTCCGCTTGGTGCTCCAACGGAAACAACATTAACTTTCAAACTATTAATTATCGTGGCCAAGTCTGAAAATAAATCCTTCAAATTAACCGTTCCGTTTTCAATCTTTATTTTTTTATCAAAACTGTCAAACTCAACTTTCATTCCCTCTTGCGAAAATTGAAACTTAGCAACTTCATTCACTTTTATGATATAAAGGTTCGAAAGGGTTCCGTCACCGCTCAACATCAAAACCTCCGAGTTGAATGCAGGAACTAGCAATAAAAAATCTTCACCATCAGTCACACTAGCATTGATTTTCACGTCCGAAAGAACTAACCCACTTGCCAATTGTACCGTGCACGTTTCACCTTCAACAGACTGCACCGTTCCCACAATTGGATAGTTAGGATTTGCCCCAACAACTTCTTGCAATCTTTTCTTAATTTCGGCTTTCTTATCCATTATAGCTTTATTCCTGGTGTAATAGTTCGAACGGCTCCGCTCTCGCTAAATATTGTTTTAACTCCAATTATATAATAATTTCCATCTTTGTATGGATAGTCACTGTCTTCTATTTTTGCCGAGTAGGTAGGTTTCACAAATGGAATCAACCACCCGTCGAACGTTCCCGCATATCCGTCAAAACTGTTTTTCTTTAAAGCTGCACTCGCCACTTTTCGCATATCGGCCTCACTCATTGGGCCCACTTTCAAATTAATCTTTTCGCCTCCGGTAGATCCTGCAGTGATGCTCGTCACCTTACCTTTAGTATCGGTACTTTCAACTGTTACCTCGATTTTTTTATCAATCGCTTTTTTATATTCCAGCGAACTTTTTTCAATATTCCTTTGCATCGAATAACGCACGGCTCCTGCCTTTTCTAAATAGGGAGGGTGTATGTGCAAAACCTTGTTAGTCGTGTCAAAATATACGTTGGCTTTAGTTTCCTCCTGCAGCTTTTTCAAAACATCGTATGCTGTTGCTTGATGAATTACAAACTTTTCATAACTTATGTCATAATCACAATTCAATGTAAATGACGGATCTATTTTGTCAATCAAATATTGTCCAATCTTTTTCAAAGAACTCGGTTTCAATTCCACGTCCGGGATGCCAACACGGAACAAAAACAAAGCATCTTCACATAATATCTTGAGCGTGCTGTCATTCGTGGTAATCTCTTGAATATAGCCTTCGAATTCCGTCACCAACTTATTGTCATACCCTAATTGTATCAATACTTTTGTGCCTCGGCTTATCTTTTCCTCAATATTCATAACCTGGTTCATCACCGCCTCCGGGAGCACTATTGTGGCAACATCGGCAAGATTATCGACCGAGCACTCAATTTCGCATTCGGCAAGGATGCCCAACTTGAATTGTTTGCCTTTATTGTCGAATACGATATTCCAGTTCATTCTATACATTATATTTGCATTAATAGATTATAGGTAGAGTCAGAACAGCATTTAATCTCATAGGCCTGCACATTTTCGCCTTTTGTAAATGGCAAACTAAAATCATCAATTACTATGTTATGAATATCCAATAGTTCGAATGGTGGACACTTAACTTTTATTTGCTTGGCATTCGTCAAAATCTTTTTTAATTTTAAAAAATCCTCCTTTGGAAAACAGTCCTGAACGGTTCCCCTTAAAAGTGAGCCTATCAAAACGCCTGTTATTGTTATTTCATAATCATCTTGTGACCATCTTTCTTTTATCGTTCCAGTCACTTGCTGTGTAATATCAGAGCTCCATTTTGCGACTCTTCGCTTGGCGATGACGTTCTTTCCTGATATACTAATAATTGGCTCGTATGGCAAACGAAACCAACTCTTGCCCTCGTCAATTGACATCGACAATGGAAAAAACTGTTGAGCCTCGTCTAAAGGGAAGTCGGCTTGCCAAGTGGTACTTTCTAAGGCGCTGACTTTTGGCTTTTCGACACCGCTTTGATTTTGAAATGGTAAAAAAGGAATCGGAGGCAAAACGTGCTTGCCCAATTCATTATTTATCAAATCGAGAGCCGGAACCATCTGAATGATTTTTGACCCAAAAAGTGACGCGATTAATATCTCTTGATTTCCCATTTAGTTTCCTGCTGTTGTGGCCATAGCCAATAATCGCAATAATGCGTCTTGGCTTTGCTCGGCCATTTGTTGTGAACTGTCTTTAAAGTCTTTTCCTGCGATGTTTAAAACGCCAATCAAATCCTTTAAATTAATATTGATAACTGTATTCTTTGTGCCTCCTGTGGCAATTGCCTCATTGGCTTTTGTCTTGCTGCCTTTACCTCCTCCGGTTCCTGTTCCACCACCATTTGTATTGGCGGCCGTTCCGGGAATGACTGGAGCTGTAATACCATCGGCTTTTTTCATTGCCTTTTTTTGTTGCTCTCCTGGTGTAATCAAATCCATTTTGGCGCGCATCGCTTTAATCGAAGCGGCACCAGAACCGGCAAGTCCACCAAGTCCGGGAATCTTTGCAATCAGTTCCAAAAGTTGTTGGATAGGTTTCAATAACACGTCGAGCATTACGATGCCAATTCGTTTGAATCCCGCAATAATACCACCACTACTAAAAGCAGTTGTAATAGAGTCCCAATGATCCTTTAATGTCATAAATGCCGAGACCACAAACCCAATTGGGCCGAGTAATAAAGTCATCGATGCTCCAAAACTATCAAAATGTGTAACTGCAGTAGCAATATATCCTATAAGCAAAGCAACACCGGCAATGATTAACCCAATTGGGTTAGCCGTCATTGCAGCATTCCAAAGCCATTGCGCGCCTGTGACAACGCTAGTCCAAGCCGCTTGCATTTTTGTGGCACTGGTTAAAAATCCTAATACTTTTCCCGCTCCCGCAAACAAAGGAACCATATTGCTAAAGTCTCTCGTTGTGTCACCAATAACAGAAGCGTAAGCCATTAGGCCATTTGTACCGTTAAAAAGAGATATTTTAAAATCATCTACTTGAGCCTGTAATCTTTTATTTTTTTCTGCAGGCGATTCCATAATAATGGCCGCTTGCTCGTAAGCCGAGTTTGTTCCTGTAATTGCAGTTGTCAGCCTTTTTTGCTCTTCGATTCCTGAAATCATTGCAATCGCTGCCGCGCTGTTTTCTTTTCCAAATAATTTAGTAACCAAAGCCTGGTCGCCCATTATCTTTTTAAGTGGCGAAAGGCGTTGCGCCAATGTCTTAGATCTATCACCCAATGCGTTAATATCAATTCCTGCACTTTGCAATTCTGCCTTAACATCCTTTGGTAAAAATCGCCCTTCAGAAAGTGTTGTCATTACGTTACGCAAAGCAACTCCACCCTCAGCGCCTTTTTTTCCTGCCTTGTCTAATACTTGGATTGCCGCATTGGTTTCTGCAAAGCTCACGTTTGCCGTTTTAGCTGCAAGACCGGACTGCTCAAGTGCTTGTTTTATTTGTGGAAGTTCTGCAGATCCTTCTTTCGCCGCCGCCGACATAATATTCATCATTACGGCCATATCTTTGGATGCCTGTATTGGGTCAACCGTAGAAACTTGGTATTGGTTCATTGCCGTTGTTAGAACCTCGGTTGCTGCCACTGTATCGCCGCCCATTGTTTTGGACAAGGTATTGATACTATCACCCATACTTTTTAAAGCCGTTGGGGCTTTGGCAATTTCAGGATTCAATTGTGAAAGTACGAGTTTGTATGCCTCAACTCCTTGTGCCGCCGTACCTCCAAAAGTTTTAGCACTTTGACGAGCGTAACCTTCAATATCTTTTAATTTATCCCCTGTAACCCCTGTTATTGCGGATAAGTCAGCCATTGAAGATGTTAAATCAATGCCCGGTTTATTCAGGGTGTTTAATCCTGTGGCCACTCGGTCAACCTGATCTAATATTGAGGAAAGTTTTATGGTATTTATTGAACTCTGCATACTGGCAAAAGACTTCTTGAAAGTAGCATCCATACTCACCGTATTGCCCTGTATTTTATCAACAGAGGCATTCAGTTTATTCATACCCGCGGTTACCTTTTCGGCATCGGATGTGATTTTGAATATGTAGTTAAAAACGTTGTTCATTTTGCTATTGTTTACCGGCTTCTTTTTTTCTAATCCAACTTAGTTCTTGAAATCGTGCCGCCCACTCCTCATCGTCAAGGTCGTCAGGATCTATCTTGAAATAGTAGCGGAGTTGCGCATTGGTTATCCTAATATTATCATCAGGGTCAACCTCTGCGGCGGCTATAACTTTGCGAGCTCCGCTTCTTTTATAACTATCAGTTCAGATAGTTTGCCACTCACGGCCAAGAAGTAATCGTCGTTAGTTTTCAACTCCTCGTCACCGCCCAACCAACAGTTAGTCAAAATGATTTCATTGAATTTCATTGGGTCTTTGGTTCCAATGGAAGATGCAAAACTCAAGGTCTTTCTATCTACTTTTCGTAGGTAGCCTATTTTGTCCTCAACTTTAATGGCGTAAACATCGCCGTGTAATTGTTTCCACGCTTCGATTTGTTCTGGTGTAGCTTGTCCGCTTAATTCTGCTGTTTTGTTCATTTTATTTTGTTTTTTGTGGTTTGTTTTAAAAAAAATCCCTCCCTATAAAGGAGGGATTTAAATACTAATTCAATATTCTTTAAACTTGGTTTTGAACTCTAAGAGCAACAAATGGAAGTGAAATTTCCATAAACTTGTCTCCTTGTTTGAACTCTTTTACATTTTCAGTGAAACGAATTCCAAGAACTCTATCCGTAATGATAGCGTCGGCATTCAGTGGGTTGCCATAGGCAAATAAACCATCAAGTGAGAGTGACATTATAGACCCGCCACCGGCTTTCACCATTGCTTCATATTCCGATTGCAAAACAGTGATTTCGCCCTCAACGGCCGAGTTACCTGTCTGAATGGAATGCGCGTCACGTCCTTTGGCATAAATCGCCTCACGCTCCATTTTCTCTCCGTATTTCGCGGCTCTAATTCCGGTCACGTCTTTGCCTCCTAAAATAAGGGTGAGGTCTGCCCATTCGTATTGTCTACTATTAAACATATCTTTTTGATTAAGCGGTTACGGGTACGAATCCAAGAGGGACGTCAATCCAACGGTTAGTGCCTTTAGTTTTTACCTGAAGCTTTGCAATTTTCAGTTTAGAAGTCGAAGTCACGTTATGCGTCAAATCAACTTGACAAATTACACCGCGGTCTTTGGCATCATTTGGGTCAAAGGATAATTCACCGTTAGCAGTCATTTGTTTGAAAATTAAACTTTCGACTTCATTCTCTACGCTTTTAGCATAGATTGGCGAAATAGTTCCGTTATTGTTTACCGTGTTGTCATCCAAAAGGAATTCCAACATTGCAGCATACGCCAAACGAAATGCTTTGTCAATTACACGTCTACGACCTGCGTAGTGGTAGTCGTCAGCAACTTCACAAGCTAATGGATCGTCTGTAAAGAAATATCCTGATTTGCCTGTGTGCTGTCTGAAAGTCACATATCCTTTGTCGTGCAAAGCTTCGACATCATAAGACTCAGCAGGTGTATCCAGGATAAAAGCGGTTAGGCTCGAAACGGCACCGTCTCTCACTTTCCCAATGTTCACGTGGACTTGGTTTTTTGCCAATCTTCCGGCAAGGATTCCAATCGCTGCACCTTTTGAGGCAGTTGCTCCGGTTCTTGTTTCAGAGTCACCCAAAACAATCATTGCTCGGTTGAAAGATGCTGTACTTAGATCTGTCAAGGCTACTTTGTCACCGTCAAAAGCATACCCTTCAATAATGGTGAAAAAAGGAGCATATTTATTGGCAGTGTATGCCTCGGCCAAAATTTGGGCAAGGTTTACGGCAACCATTACGTCATCGTCTATTCCGTCAGTTACAACAGGAACATAGGCTTCACTTGGTGAAAATGCTGTAAACAAAAATTTCAGTTTTCCGTTGGCTGCATCTAGCAACTTTTCGGCAGGTGCTTTCCCGGTTACTACGTCAAGAGCAAACCAGTCGCTTACTTTTGTAGTTTTGGCAAAACCCATTAACCAAAGTTCAGTTCCTTCTCCAGACTCTGCATAAAACTCTTTTAAAGTTTTGTAAAGCTTGTAGTTGTTCACATCATTTATGATTCCTAAAGCAGCCACATCAATCATCGATTTGATTTGATAAGGCGTGTTTAAAAGAAACGTAGTCGATACAGCGGCAGCACTTGCGAGCAATCCGCTTACGCCGTCCGGTAGGTCAATAACCTGACCTAACTGACCGTTTTGAAATTGTATATCTATTCCTGGTAACATACTACTCTTCTGTTTTTGGAGTTAATTGAAGCTCAATGGCCTCAATGATTTTTGCATTTGTTGCTTTTGGGTCAACAGTCAATTCATTGTCTGCAGCAAAGGCAATAAGTTGCGCTTTTGTCATATCAGTCAATTTCACTTCTGACTCTTCGCCTATTGATTCCTCAACTTCAATAGCCGGAGGAGTCACCGTTTTATCCTCTAAGGATCTTGCGTGACTTTGTGCGTGATTTTCAGTGTAGAACTGTTCGCCGTCACTTGTTTTGAAATACTTGCTCATAATTTTTAAAGTTTAGATTTTACATAAACCCATACTGCCAAAAGCAGCGTAAGTCCTAGATATATTCGAAAGCCAATGATTTGTGTTTTTTGCCAATAGTTTAATTCATTCGTAATAATTGGCGGTAATTGTGTGACAGTATCTTGTGATATATAAGTGTCTTTCCACTGAGCAAATAGTTCCCGCGCTCTAGACTCACAATCAACTTTGATAACGTTATCCGAGAGACGAACCTTAGGGCTTTTTAAAGTGCGCCCTGGTTCGCTCTGGATAATGTTCTTAATAACTACTTTACCGTTTTGGCATTCTAATAATGCCTCCAGATAGCTGCTGTCTTTTTCAATTTTGAAAATGGTATCGTGTACCGTTTCCTTAATGATTTTTGTTGTTTCATTCTGCACCACAATAGGCTTTCCGCTTCCGCAGCCAACCAGTGTGGCGAGAACGAACAAACAACAAAATACGCTTAGTATATTTTTCATAATCTTAAAAATCCTTTAATGGTTTTGATTTCTCTTGTGCGTCTGCAAACTTGGTATCCTTCACGGCTTGAAACATTGTTGGTATTTCCTTCAATGGTGTGGAGCGTAGTTCCCGATACCGATTCCACTATGCCAGTGTGTCCGGTTCCGTGTCCAAACTCCATTATAAAAATGTCGCCTGATTGTGGCACTGTCACTCGTAGATCAACTTCTTTGTTGTACATATCGAGTACGCCTGCTGTTTTATAAAGTGGGTTTAAATATTTCAAGTCTAGGGACGCTTCTTTGGCGCACCAGTATATGAATGCCATACACCAGGAATACCCCTTTCCAAGTCCAACGCTTTTGAGATACTTCTCAACTGCGGGGCCCGCATTCGAACCTCTTGGTATTTCTTCGACTCCCAATTGGGAAATCGCTTTTTGTAATGTTGTTGTTGCTAATGGGGTCATCCCTCTTTACCGTTAAGTTGTTTGTACTTTCTTAATTCACCTGTAAGGGTTTCCAATTCATCAATCAATAGATCAATCTTTTTATCTCGCTCATTAATCGTTAGGTCACGGTCTTTTATCGCTTGCAATGCTGTAGACAATTGACCCGTTAAGATGTCAATTTTTGCGTCCCTCAAGTTGATAGCTGCAATGGCAGAGTCTAGCTGTTTTTTGCCATCTTCAATCAAACCTTTGTAAAAATCGGCTGACTTGATTTCGTTGTCAATTTCTTTGGATACGGCATCGGCTTCGAGTGCTCTATCAGTTGCATTGTTTTTGCGTTTTTCTACTAGCTTCATTCCGAAGGCAGTAAATAAAGAAGCTAAAACAGGATATAAAAACGTTAGTAACATTGGTGAGATTTTTTAAATAATAGCTCTCCGGTTACAGGAGAGCCATTGATTTATACTAAAGGATTGCTCCTATCCATTTAGCTTGGAAAGGCACTGCAATGAAGTAGTGACGATACGCCAATTGGTTTGTTTGGGTCGTTGGGTTGTCAGCAGCCGCCGTGAAATACTGTTTTGTATTTCCTGTCTTTTTGGCGATGTTGTCTTTCACAAAAGCAATGGATGCTTTTTTGTCAGTTCCACCCGGAACAGATCCGTATGCTTTTTTCACGTTCAATGAAGTGAAGTAAGGCATATTCACATATTGGTAGATTTCGAAACCTGCAATCGTAGGAGCTACGTCGCCAGTTCTGTAATTCACCAATTGATCTCCAAAGTTTTTACGATCTCTCAACAAGTCGTTATAGTGCTCTGTGTTCAAAATCAAACGTCTACCATCAACAGGCGCACCTGCTAAATCGAAAGCTTCTTTCAAAGACACAACATCTTCATAAACCAATCTCAATCTTCCGCCGGCAGTTGCTTCAGCAGTTGCACCACCTGTGGCAGTGATAACCGGAGTTGCTGTAGTTGTAGAAGTTGGAGCAATGGCGTGAACCGCTTTTCCAAATTTCTCGGCAGTTAATTTTTGAACTGTTTTACGAGTCGCATTATCGATACGGTCGTAAGATGCACCAAGAACTTGGTCATCTGAAAGTGTTACCACTTTGGTTTGGTATTTATCCAACTGAATAATAACCGCGTCATCCGTGTACGCCTGTAAAGCGATTGGGTAAGTACTGTTGTTAATCAAAATGTCAGGAGCAAACTCGCTCGTTGGCACGTGGATTACATTGCTTTCAGTGATGGTTCCTTCTCCCATTTGGGAAACGTCAACATCCATTTCGGCAATTCCGTCTAAGAACGGAGCTTGATCTGCGGTGGTCAGGTTATTAATAACTCTGTCCAACCATACGTCTGCAAAATTTGCTGGCATCTAGTGTATTATTTTACGTTAAACAATTTTTTGTACTCGTCTGGACTTGTAGCTTTAAAAGCCAATTGAGCGTCAAGACTCAATTTTTGAAAGTCCTCTTTTGTGGCAACCGCACCAGGAACATTTGGAATGGTTTTGTCAGCTAAAGTGGCTTTCACTGGAAGTGATGCCAAAGTGCTTTTTGCCAATTCAAAATTCAATTTTGCCAAGTTGACAAAATCGTCTTTTTTAGTTGCAGCAATTCTGCCCTCAGTTACGGCAAGCGTTACCATTTCGGTAATTGCAGTTTCTTGTGCAGTTTCTTTTTCGCTTTCAATGGCAAGCAATGCTGCTTTCATTGTAGCATTTTCATTTGATAATTTCAGGATACCCGCTTCTACGGCCTCAACATCCACTTCGGGAGTTGCCTTATCAAAACTGAGAGCCATTAAAGTGGCTACTGTTAAAATGATTTTTTTCATATCGTTACTAGGGTTTAATTCAAGTTGAGCCGGTAATGGATCTACCGGTAGTTCTGGCTGTAGTGCCAGGCAAAGTTTTTGGACAACGTCCTCTTTTAATAGTTCGCCGTTTTCTGCGTAAAGTCTAATAGAATTAGCATTGGATGGAACGGCAACGATGGAGCACTCATAAAGTTCGCAGGCTTCCATTACTAGCTCAGTTCCAAGAATCTTGATATTTTCGGGTTTAAAAATGAAACCCATTGAGCACGATTTTATAAAACCTTGCTCTACTTTGCGAGATATTTTCAAGGCGTCATCGTCTTCCAAGTCGAAAACAGGCTCACCCAAAAGCAAGTCCTTTTCCACACGGATGTTTTCCCATTTTCCAAGCACTCCTTTAGTAGAGTTATAATGTTGATCTAACATTACCGGATTATCGTTAAAACGCTTCAAATCGATACCCGCAGTCAGGATGCGAAATCCATAACTATTGATTCGGTTCTGGTCGTTGAAAACAAATGGTTTTGACATTGGCTACAATTAAGGGTTAATTTCTAATTTCAGAGACAAAGATGGGTCGAATCTGCCTCTTAAAAAAAAATGTGTAAACCTGCTTAACACTTATGTTCATTGACTTTATATAGTTGTTTAGTATTCAAACACTATTTTTAAATCTTGCCTTTATTACGTCAACTTTGCTTATAAAAGCACGATTATGGCACTGAAAAAACTACAAGAAAAGGAGTTTGCAAAATCACTATTTATTGGTGGTGGGATTACCCAGAAGGAAATTGCTTCTCGTGTTTCTGTGACCGAAAAAACGCTTACAAATTGGATTAAAATAGGCAAATGGGATAGTCTTAAAAAATCATTGCTTACTACAAAGCAGGCCCAGTTATCATTTTTATATGACCAACTAGACTTTTTAAACACTGATATTTCAATTCGAGATTATAAAGTGGCTGTTGGTAAAGAGGCCGATACCATTATTAAATTAACGGCCGCCATAAACCGATTGGAAACCGAAACCTCCATTGGTGACACCGTGGAAGTCGCTCGACACTTTATCGAGTTTGTACGTCCGCAAGATTTAGAACTTGCCAAAACTATCACGAATCTATTTGATGTCTTCATAACTGCAAAAATGAAATAATGGCAAGTAGCAAAGCGGAGGATAAGAAATACTACGAATTATGGCAACAGTTTCGGGACAACACCCGGAAAGCCACACCTATTGATTTAAAGGAAAGTACCGTTGACAAACAAAACCGTATTGCCAAACTCGAAAAGTCACCGGAGGCGTGGTTTAAATACTATTTCCCTAACTTTTATACATCGGAACCGGCACCATTTCACATTAAGGCAACCAAACGAGTTTTGGCAAATCCTGAATGGTATGAGGTGCGCTCCTGGTCTCGTGAGTTTTCAAAGTCCGGGCGTACAATGATGGAGGTGCTTTTGTTGGCAATGACTGGCAAAAAGAAAAATATATTAATGGTATCGTCAACCTATGACAATGCCGAGCGTTTACTCTTACCATACAAAGTAATCTTGGAGTGCAACAATAGAATTATAAACGACTACGGAGCACAGGAAAGCCTTGGCAGTTGGGAAGCGGGCGAGTTCGTAACCAAAAAAGGAGTTTCATTCCGCGCGCTTGGTTCTGGACAGTCTCCCCGTGGAACCCGTAAAGACGAGGTACGTCCTGATTGCATATTAATCGATGATATTGATACCGATGAAGAGTGCCGAAATGCACAACGCATCAAGGACAAAATCAAATGGATTGAGGAAGCATTATACGGAACGCGCTCCCTTTCAAATCCTTTGTTGTGGATAGCTTGTGGAAACATCATTGCCAAATATTGCTGTATTACTGAAATGGCCAAGAAAGCCGATATCCACGAAATTATAAATATTCGTGACAAAAACGGAGTTTCAAACTGGCCCGCTAAAAATACTGAAGCTTTAATTGACCGAGCCCTTTCCAAGATTTCTTGGAGCGCACAACAAAAGGAATATTACAACAATCCGGTGAGTGATGGTGACGTATTCGAAAAGATAAAATACGACAAATGTCCACCGTTAAAATCTTGCGACAATGTGTTGGTTTATGCTGACCCTTCGACCTCGAATAAAGACCGTGGCGTTAATAAACAAGCCTCTTATAAATCGGTGGGCGTTATTGGTAAAAAGGGATTGAAATACTATTTATATAAAGTTTGGATTAAGCAAACCAATAACTCAAAATTTGTGAGTTACTTGTATGAGGCCTACAACTATATGGTACTGCACGAGGTCGATGTGAAGCGTATTTATATCGAGAACAACTCATTGCAGGCTCCACACTATGAGCAAGTAATTCAACCCGAAATTAAAAAGCAAGGCGGTGGACTTATTCACTTGCCTATTACCGAAGACCAACGTAAAAAGTCGGACAAATTTGAACGTATCGAAGGAACCTTGGAACCAAAGAACCGATTGGGAAATCTAATTTTCAACATTGCCGAAAAGAATGACCCTGATATGAAAGTTATGGAGGATCAAATGACGGCCGTTTCAAAAAATGCAAAAATGATGGACGGCCCCGATATGTTGGAAGGTGGCGTTTGGATTTTAGAAAACAAGACCGTACAAATGGAAGGCGGGTACTCTTATGGCTCAGTTAATAATAGGAAGTTTTAATGTTATGTCAAAAAACAGGAAAGAAAGACAGGCATACGCCTATTTACAAGGGAGCATTAATAAAGTAGATATTTCAGTTTTAAAAAAATGGAATAGAAAAAATTTTGATGTAGGTGAATTTAGGGCATTACGAAAGCAGAAAACGGAGCAAATTATGAACAAAGAAACAACAATAAATATAAATATATGAAAGTAGTAACTTATCAAGTAGGCGTGGATGTTTTAGGATTTCCAATTTATATGCAACATAAAATTTACAAGATTTCAACAGACCCAAACAGCAAGTTTCACAAAGGGGTTTCTATTCCTTTGGGACAGGTTGTTGACCAAGAAATCATAAAACAACACTAGTATGTTTTTATCAAAATCAGATTTAGGAAGCGCCATTTATGGCTATCAAGTTGACCAAATAACCGAGGGCAAGGATGATTTAGTATTGCAGGCCATTGGAGCAGCTATTGAGGAAGTGGGTGGCTATTTAAAAGGCGCGAGCTTGTATGATGTCACCGCTATTTTTGCCGCGGCAGGAGCAAACAGAAATGCGTTAATTGTAACGCATACCGTTACCGTTGCCAAATGGTATCTCGTAGAGTTATGCAATGCCGACATCATTTATGAGCAGGCTAAAGAACGATATGACCGCGCTGTAGCTTGGCTCACTAAACTATCCAAAGGAACGGTTGTCGTTGGCTCTTTGCCAGTGGTTCCCATTGCAACTGGACAAACTGAAACTGACACTTTTGGCTATGGCTCAAGACCTAAATTTAATCACGATATATAATGGCAGCAGCAGCAAAAAAAGCCGCTCCGGTAAAGAAAACCGCAGCACTCGACAATAAGTTAGTCAATCAAATTTTAGCCAAATCAATGAGCCGGGTTCGTCAGGATGTGGCGAGTTGGAACACGGCTTTGACTATGGCCAGAAAAGCCGAGAAACCAAAGCGGTTTTTGTTGTATAATTTATACGATGAAATTTCCATTGATGGCCTTTTAAAATCTCAATTAGGCAATCGAAACCTTAAATCATTGTCAACCAGTTTTATCATATCTGACAAAAGTGGGAATACAAATGAAGATGCCACGGCTTTGCTTCAGGATAAAATATGGGTTAATGAAATTAACAAAGCGATCCTTGGATCTATCACGCACGGACATTCTGCAATAGAGTTATCCTGGATAGGAGCCGGAGAAACTCAAGACTTGAATTGTGATTTATTAGACAGACAAAATATTGAGCCTCGTGACGGCTTGTTTTATCCTGATTATAATGCTGACAAAGCAACCGCGTACCGTTTGATGCCTGAGTTTGGCACTTGGATTTTAGAGTTTGGAGACCCTAAAAATTTAGGACTTTTAAACAGTGCAGTGCCTCACGTTTTATTCAAACGATTTGCACAAAGTTGTTGGTCTGAACTTTGCGAAATCGCGGGAATCCCTCCAAGGGTTATGAAAACAGATACCCAAAACGCGGCAATGTTACGACGTGCAGAGCGTATGATGAAAGATATGGGTGCAGCCGCTTGGTTCATTATTGACGAAAGTGAAAAATTTGAGTGGGCGCAAGCCTCGAATGCTAACGGTGATGTGTACCAAAAGTTAATGACTTTTTGCAATAACGAAATATCGATGCTAGTTTCGGGTGCTGTAATGGGTCAGGATACTGTGAACGGATCTAACTCGAAAGAGAAAACAATGCAGGATACTTTGCAAACATTGGTAGACTCTGATTTATCATTGATTGAGCAATATTGGAACTCTAAAGTTATCCCGGCTTTAATCAATATCGGGGTTTTGAGTGGCGAATGCGTTTTCTCTTATCCCGAAACGGAGGACATTGCTCAATTGTGGACAATGACAAAAGATACTTTTCAATACTTTGAAGTAGACACAGAGTGGATAAAAACCACTTTTGGAGTTCAGGTTACTGGGCCAAAAATACAACCTGTGGCAGCACCACCGGCAAAGCTTTCACTTGATGCGGGTTTTTTCGACTAAGCCCCAATTATTTTAAGGAATATTTTGGGGCTTTGAATAGCCAACTTTCGTTTTTGTACGATTGTGATTGTGACGATTGCAAAACAAAGGCGCACACATTGGCCATTGGCAAAAGCAAAATTAAACCGCTTTTAACTGCCGTTGAAAAGGCATTTAAACAATTGCACACCAAAGGCAGTTACAAGCCACAAGATTTGGCAAAAACAGCCGAGTACAAAAATTTGATTACAGGAACGAGCACAATTTTAAACGGTGCAATTGCCGACAATGATATTCCTGAAGCAATGTTCAACTCATTGAAAGAGGACGTGTTTGTATTTTCGGGATTGAAAACTCACGCACAATTGGCTGAAGCTTCGAAATTATTATTGACTCCTGAAGGAAAAATAAAATCCTTTTCGATATTCTCAAATGACGTGCAAAGCATCAAAGAGAACTATAATCAAAAGTATCTGGATGCCGAGTATCAATTTGCAGTATCCAGTGCGCAATCGGCAGGAAATTGGGCGGGTTTAACGACTGATTATGATTTGCAGTATAGAACGGCGGGCGATGACCGCGTTCGCGACTCACACGACAAATTAAGAGATACGACACTTCCACAGGATGACGCGTTTTGGATTTCGTATTACCCACCAAACGGTTGGCGTTGTCGCTGTACCGCTGTCCAAGTCCGAAAAGGCAAGTATGATGTAAGCGATAGCAAAAAGGCAATTACTGAAGGCGAAAAAGCAACTACTCAAATTGATAAAAATGGGCAAAACAAACTGGCGATTTTTCGTTTTAATCCTGGCATTCAAAAAGTGGTATTTCCGCCGTCGCATCCGTATACTAAGATTGCGGGCGCGAAGGAAGTCAGAAAGATATTGAAAGATGGAAATTAACGAACTCGAAAAAAAGATTACTGCAGACTTAGCGGTTGAGCTTGCTGACGAGTTTGACCGAAACTTTGAGCGTAAAGCCTTTTTTACTGAGAAATGGCCGTCAACTAAAATCAATAATGCTCGTGGTTCTGTGTTGAACCGCTCCGGGAACCTGCGACGCTCGATTAAATATTCCGTGAGGGAAAATATGATTTCGTTTAGCAGTTCGCTGCCGTATGCTTCAATTCATAATGAAGGTGGCGAGATAACAGTCACGGCTCAAATGAAAAAATACTTTTGGGCAATGTACTACAGAGCAATGGGTGGCGTCACGACCAAAAAAGACGGTGGCGAAAGTTCCAGTAAGAAAAATGTAAAGCTAACCGGAGAGGCGGCCAAGTGGAGAGGAATGGCTTTAATGAAAATAGGCCAAAAAATAAAAGTCGAAAAGAGGCAAATGGTGGGAGACCATCCACAGGTTGCAAAACTAGTAAAAGGCGTTATTGACGACAATATGGAAATCTTTAACCAAGAGTTAATTAAAAAATTCAAAAGATGAAAACATTACTTTTAGGCATACAAGACCAATTGGCCACAGCCACAGGATTGAAACACATTGACGAAGATTGGGGACAACTTGACGATTACGGCCCACACGTGCCCGTTAAGTGGCCGTGTTGCCTGATTGACTTTACCGCCGCCAATTATACCGACATTGGAATTGATAGAGCCTCAACGCCGCAGAACCGCCAACAGGCGACTGGAAGCATCACGCTGAACTTTGCCAATTTGAAATTAACTAATACGAGCAAGCTTGCACCCATTGGCCAAAAGAATGATGCCTATCTATTAATGGAATTAATAGAAACGGTACACGCAAAAATACAAGGTTTTAGACCTGAAGAAAAAAGCGGAGCTATGATGCGTTCGAGTTTTAAAAGAGTAAAAAGAGACGACGGAATTCAACAATACCAAGTCGTTTATACTATTGGTTTAAATAACGTTTAAATCGCAAAACGGAGTTGTTGATTTTTTACTACTTCGAGAGCTGCAATCTCTTTGTTAACCGGAGTGGTCAAAATAGTATAGAGCGTAGTTCGTGAAATTGGGTAAACGGGACAAATGTATTTTCGTAGAATAACAGCGTCGGGAATGTCCTCCGTCTTGTGCTTGTGGTACAAGTCTAAAATAAGCTTATATCGTTTAAGCTTATTGTTTTGGATTCCGATAGCTTGGTTGGTGAGGGACATAGCACAAATATATATTATTTTATAATACGATGCAATGCAAGTTTTTAGACATAAAAAAACCCACCGATTAGAGTGGGTTTTTTTTGTTAATTAGACCAGTTGCTCAGCTCCCAAAGGTTGTCCTGTTTATTTTGAATTTTAAAGATAATTCCTTGTGGACGGTGCCTTAGTTCTTGGCTTGAAAAATCGTCAATCGTTTTTTCTAGTTCTACGTCGGGCCTAAACACTTTTTTCCAAATAGGAAACAAATCAAGATATTTACCAGATACATTATTAAATTTAAATTTCTTTGTGCCTGCTATTTCAAGGGATGGATTTTCGCCTTCATAATAAACCGTAAATGATACGTCAAGATGATTTTGTCCGCTATAGTCATCTGATTTTCTTGCAATAGCTTTCATTTCTTCCGTGGCGGACGCATCTATAAAAACAATAATATACAATCGCTGTTTTGTACTTTCTAATATTTTCAGAAACTCCCATTTTGTTTTTCCATTAGCGGCAACATTTTCGGCAAATTCACGCGCACCTGGTTCATCTAGTTTTGAAAGCGATAGGATATAATCTTTATTTGGGTGGTTAAAAACTGCGGCTTTATCATCTTTTTGCTTTTGTAAAGCAGCACGTTCAGCATCCCTTTGTTTAACTCCGGCCATAATAATATCGGCGGAGCTTTGTTGTGCGCTTGCAAATAAACCTATTAGAAATGTGGCGAGAAATAGTATTTTTTTCATAATTTATTACATTAATGAGGGGTCACTCATATTGAAATTAGAACTTTTTTTAAATTCATCGCTGTACGGAACAAACACAGAGCTAAGTCTTACTTGAATAGCTGATTCCTCTGAGCTATCTTCAAACTCTGTAAAAATCCATCCTCCGGGAACTCTTCTAACTGATAAACTTCTTGGATTGTAGGGCTCACGCTCTGCAAATGTTTCTTCTAATAAATCTAAGGCATAAATGTTTTTCATTTGGTTGTTGTTTTTAAGTTGCTCAAATGTATGTAATTATTGTCACTGCAAAATTTTTAATTATCAAAAACCGTTTTCATCCAAAAATTTTTTATCTGGTTAGCATCATAATCAAACTCTTGAAGTTTATTGGAGAGTCGTTTGACCTGACCGCGAATTTCTTCGAGTGTATATTCCTCCTGATTTATGGGCTTACCCATTTCGATTAAAAATTTATTATAATGCTCTCGATAGTCTCGGTCATATTTCATCCAGTCCGGGTGTTTTTTTATGGCATAGTATACAGAGGAGTGGTCTTTATTAAAGAAGCTTCCAATGGCCTCGTATGTTTCGCCTTCAGCTATTAGTTGCAGGCTTATGGCACTGCGAGCATAAACCATTGTGCGGGTTCTGGCTGTGTCGAGTGGATCTACTCCATAAACCTTCTCGGCTATTTCTGCTAAATAGCAGGCTTGACTTTTATTTCTTAAATTGTATCTCATAATCTTATGCTTTAGACCACTCATCTTCAAAGTAGCGTTTGTTTATAAATGTGGAAAGGTGCGCTTTGGCAACTCCTGTTTTTGCTAGATATTTATCGTAGCCTTTTATCGAAAGGAAACACTTTATTTTATCGGCATCCTTTAGTTTGTTGTATTGCTTTTCGGAATCTGACTTGCTGACTTTGTTGTTGTAGATGTTCCAAAAGTTTTCGAAGTCAAGAACGGGAGCGGCTTTTATGATTTCGAATTTATCTGTGAATATTTTTATTTTTTGCCAGATTGTTTTCATTTGATTTTCATTAGCCGGGAAGTGTGCAAAGAGCCAATTTTGTTGTGCTATTGTCAATTCACCTTCTAGTATTTCAAAGGCTTTTAAATGTGCGTTTAAATCGTATTTAAACAGGAATAATAATGCCTTTTCTTTACTCCTGACGGTGTAGGTGGTTAGTTGTTCCATTGGCATGTATTTAAATGATCTATGATATAATAGAAAGGGATATTCAAGTCAAAAGCTAGAGCTAATTCAATCTTTGCCCCTTTACTGTGTATATGGCAGGGAAGTAAATAAACTGCGTCACAGTCTACTAAAGCTTTAATACATTTTTTCATTGCAACTGGCCAAGGAGTATTCCAGTCTCCGACAACTTTTAATGGGTTTATAACTTCGAAGCCTAAAGCTTCAATTTCTTTTTGAACGATAGCAAATTTCTCTGTCGCTTCATCTGGGAGCAATCCGGTAACTTTCCCGGCTATGTATATTTTCTTTTTCATTGTTTAGCGTTTTTTAATTGATTTTTATTGAAGTCTAGCATCTTTTTTACAAGCCTTTCATCTCTTTTGCAGGTTGGTTTGAATGATTTTTCTAAAAAATTAATTTGTTCGTGATTCATATTTCTAAATCTTCCAAAAACATAAAAGGCAATAACAGTTCTGAGATAGGAAATGAATAGTATTATTTTTTTTCTCATTATACTAACTGTTGGTTTAAAGTGGATTGAATGAAACGAATGACATTACGGTCATAATCATTTAGCGGGTGTTGATCTGTGAGTATTGTGAACTGTTCTAGGAAGTGAGCCTCATAATACTCTAGTGTGAAATTATGCTTTTTACATTTGGTAAACAGCGTCACGCCCATTTGTACTTCGAGTTGTTTCTTTTTGAATTTCAAAATAACTTTGTCGAGAACTGACCGAGCTACTTTCACGCTTCGGTCTTTGTTGGGAGTATGGTCAAGAAAGCCAAAGGTGTACACTAAGGAGTTTAAGTGTTTTTCGGAGATTTTAAGTTTTACTTTCATATCAACAATCTGTTTTAGGTTTGGTTAATTGTTCGCCACACTCGATGCAAAATTGGGCGGTGGTTTCACATCCGCACTCGGCGGTTAAGGTTCTGGTTTCGGATATGTCGTGTGGACAAACCTCTTTGATGCTATACTTTTCCATTCCAAGTGGTTTCTGAAGGGCAACAACTTTTGCCGCCGTATAGTTTGAAGGAAATTTTATTGAAAAGTGATGCGAAGTAATTTTTTACTTTTTTCATTTATATTTTAGTTCCGTGGTATAACCCACAATTAGAGCAAAAGAATTCGCCGTTTTTTTCTTTGACTGGCATATCAATTTCACATTCAAAACAGTGAAGGCGTCGGCTATCTTCCTCTTCGGGTTCAACTCCAATCATATCACAGGCGTTGGTAGCTCCCATAAAATAACCTATCCAAAACGATGCGCCAATAAGCATCAAGGCAAACACTGCTATTCCTATTTTTACTACTATCATTTTATTTATATATTGATTTAACGATTCCTTTAAATGCTTCGATAATTTTTGAAACTTCCCACGGCTCCATTTTTTTGAGGGGTTTGTTTATGGGTGACTTATCACTTTTTAGAAAATCACTCAACCTATTGAGGTCAGGAACTTCGCCATACTTCTCATTAGGTATTACCCATTGAGCGGTGCGCATTTGCGCTAGTATGGTAAGGTGTTGTTTATTTTCCTTATCGAATGATGCCCAGTTTTCAACCTCAATTGTGGGGGTTGTTCCCGTTTGTTGGTGCATTATCTTAATCGCCTGGTCGTGGGTGATGGAGCGTAAGCTTGTGCGGGAATTATCATTAGTAACCCATTGCACCCATTCGTCTTTCATTTCAACATTATAATTGCAATTGCGCATTATTTCGTTGATTTGAAACTTGGTGATGCCTCCGGTTGTTTTGGGTTGGGTTTTAGTTTGTTTCATAATAGGCGTCATTTATAGAAAATGCAACTCCATAAAAGCCTGAAATAATCAACTTTTTTCCCCCTGACGGATTCCAAAAGGAAATATTTAAGGGTGTGCAACGTGGATATTTTTCGTTGAGCTCTGTTTGCTTTGACATAATTCGTTTTTTTAGCTCTGGAAGTTTGGCGGCGTCAATAAGCTTTCCTCTTAACGATTGTAGAAAAGTAGAAAACTCGGCTTGGAGTTTGTTTTTAGTTTGAAGCGAGTTATTGGCTTCGAGATAGTAGTGGGTTGGTTTCATTTTGTTGTTGTTTTAAAATTTGCTCCTGAGGCGGGAATCGAACCCGCAAAGCCTTCTTGCTCAGGAAACCGAATTAACTAACCTTATTTTTTGCCTTCGTCAACCATAAGAAAAAAGTCATTTCTTAGTTTAACGACTGACTGCAGTTTAACTTCAACCTCAAACTCTTCTTTTGAAACTGATTGTTTAATTTGCTCTGTTGCTTCTTTAACCGCTTTCTCTTGGCTTTTTGCCATTACAATTCCAGAAATAAAACCACCTTTTAGTGATGCTTTTTTTGGGGTTAATTTGTATTTAATTTGATACGCATTGTCTTTTAAATCTGCCATTTTTCTATACTTTGTAAGTTGCTTTTGTGTGTGTTTTGAATGCCGGGTTTTCTATAACCTGACTTTTATACCTTCTGAAGGCTCGGAGCTCATTGTCTGACATATCAGTTCTTGAAATCCAATTATCGTTGGAGTCTTTATAAACTGTGTGGCCATTGACATTATATTGTTGATGATCTTCCAGTGGGATTATGATTATTATTACGCTCATTTTCGAGTTGTTTAAAAAAGGTTCTTATTTTGAATCGTAGCCAAAGGAGATATTCAACAATGGCTTTTCCGTTAAGTACTGCTATCAAAATCATTAATAGCAGTACTGTACTGTGGTCGTTACTCGGTTGCAACTTCTGCAGGGATTTTTTCAGTGAAAAAATCAAACTTATAACCGCTCAAAAAATCTACTGAAGACATTGACAATGGCACGTTTGTTTTGTTGCCTTCCTCGTCAATTAAATTAGCCTCAATGAACCAAGATGAGCGCACTGGCTTATAGGCTGCAGCAATGATTTTAACTCCGTCCGTAAACTCTTCATTATTGAAGTCTTTGGTTAGCTGCTGTAGCTCTAGCACTCGATTGCCTTTGAGGTTTCCTTTGGCATCTTTTTTCAAGAGGTTAAAAACAACTTTTACAAGCGCGGCGGTTTCCTCATTTGTTGCCAAGGATGAAATGTAGTTGTGTACTTTTTCGATTCCTGCAGTTACGGTATCGTCCCAACCGTCGTTTATTCTGTATCCAATTTGTATCTCTTCGCGATCTGTTGAAAAGGTGTGAGATTGTTGTTTTTCCTTTAGGCCATAAACTTGGTTTTTCAAGTCTAAAATATCTTCAAAGAATTTGAAAGTTTCTGTTTTGGCTTCGCTAATGATTTCCGAAGCTTTGCACAATTTGAACATTGCTTTTGGCACGGTTTCGGCAACTAGTGCCTTGTAGGTTTCGCGGTCTATCTCTTTTTTTACTTCTAGGCTTGCTAGTGCTGCTTTTAACTCTTCGGCTGAGAATGAGGCTAATTTTGCTACAGATGCCATTTGGTTCATTACTTCTTTTGTGTTCATAATTATCGGGTCTATTACTGTTATTTGATTAATACTCTCCATTTTGTTCATTTACTTCTTTTTGGGTTAGTGGCTTCCAGTTCAGGAGTTCGATGCGCCGTTGTATTTCAGTTAGTTTATTCTCTACCGTCTCCGGTATGGGTCTTGGTTCTATAAGAGGGAGGTCAAGTTCCCTTAATAATTGGCCTCGCTCCTGGTTAATTAACATCCTGTCCAGTATTGTGAGTGTTTGTTGCTTTTGGCTTGAGTATTGCAAACACAAGTGAAGGAATGCGAGGCGGGAGTGTATCTCTTCAGTTCTCATTGTTACACTGGTTTAAGAGTTCTTGTAATTGGCGTTTTTTTGAAAGTAAGCTGACATAAAAAGAGATACTTTTTTCTTTTTTTAGATCTATATCTAGCTTGATAATTTGGCTTTCAATTTCTAGCCTTACGGCGTGTTTTACATTGTTTTCTGGAAGGTCTAATGTTAGGGGCATATTAATTTTGATTAAAGGTTAGGCTGTGGATTTTTACACCGGAGACTTTTAAACCGTTCCCGGATGTTGTTTTCTTGATTTCGTTTAGCAAGACCATTGGGCGGATGTTAAACATTCGATACGTGCATTCTGCGTAGCATCGTTTATAGTCCTCGGCAATAATGGTGTCGTTATCCTGGTAACGGCTAGTTAGTTGCTCGAAGTCTTTTTCACACTTACCATATTCAGTCATAAACCATTTGTTTATGGACGAATTAGCAAGTACTTTTTGAAACTCGTGAGTGTTAATGGTTACGCTTTCGCACCATCTTGCATAGGCCCCGAAGATTAATAGCTCATACTCTTCAGGAGTCATTTTTAATTTTTGATTGATTGTTGTGGTCATAGCTTTTTTTTTAATCTTGTTGTTGTCCTCTTAACTTTTCAAATCCTTCTTTCCAAATGGTATAAAAGCCTCCATTTGGCCCGATTGTCCTTCCTTTGCAGGCTGCCAAGTATCCTGTTACAAATACTTTTTGTTTGGCATCAAACATTATAGATTTTTCAAGTTCCGAGCGTGGGTTGTTCCCTTGGGCGTGACCTGAAATCACTATTATTTTTCGTCTGTACTTCCTTTTGAATTCGAGGTATTGCTCGAATGATTTAAAGAAGTAAATTCCGCTGTCAATAAACACAACATCGGGAGAGCCACGTTTGTCGAGATACGCGCACATTTGCTCGTAGTCGTAGCTTGATGCCAAAAAGTTATCTTTGACGTCTGATGTGCCTACGATTTCGTTTCTTTCAATGAAATCTGAGTCATCCGTTTCCTCTTCCAGTAAGTTGTAGAACGTATTCTGTGTTTTTGAGAACTCCTTTGCCAATTGCAAAAGAAAGGTTGACTTACCGGAGGCACTTGCTCCCCAAACAAACCAAACACCTTTATTTTGCGGTTGTTTAAAGGCTTCGAACATTTCGCCTTCAAATGGTATCCTTTCAATTTTTTGATTTAGAATATTGGCAACGTTTAGGGCTTTTTTAAGTTTTACCATAAAAGGTTACCCTCTGGAAGGTTCAACACTCTACGAACTAGTCCCATACTTAGTGCCTCGCCTAATCTTTCGGCCTCACGGGTTGCAGGAACAATGATGTCGTGCAGTTCGCCGTAGTTATCGCAATTTGTAAGTAGAAACTTTTTGAGCTCACGGTCTTCAATATCATCGACAAACAGTTTATAGCTACGGTCGATGTTTGGAAGCAAACGCAAGCCAAACTTGATGCGGCGGTGGAACTGTGGAATCCCCGATTTATTGCGGCGTTTCAATTTTTCTACATTTTCAACTAATTGGTTGGTTCCAATGAATACTAGTGAGCAATATTCGTGAAGGTTGTCGTAGAGTTCCTTCATTGCGCAAAGAGCTGCTTGTTTCAAGTACTCTGACTCGTCAATGATTAGCATTGGTTTGTGACCGTAGTTTTTAAGCATTGCCATTTTAGAAGCTATCTGACGAATTTTAGTCGATTTAGATCTACCGGTAGCGTGTATTTTCAACTCGTCGACAATCTTGTCAATAAGGTCAGAAAGCGTGTCACTAGATCCTGCGGTTACAATAAATGTGTCCAATGGATTTTTAGCTGCGAACAAATTAGCAGTGTATGATTTGCCGCATCCAGTTTCGCCAATAAGCGTAACGGTTAAGTGGTGGGCTTTTGCGTCTTGTAGGTTTGCAAAGATGGAATTAGCTTGAGCCGTTGGTTGGGTTTGCCAGTATACTTTCTCGGTTGCGAAACCACAAAGAGTTGCTAAAGCGTTGAAATGTTTTGCGGGGATGAAACCTTGAACGTCGCCAGAACTGTACATAAAGTTGCTTTCAGGCTTAAGAATGATTGACACGTATTCTTTTCGAACGCCTGATCTATTAGAGACGTCGGCCTGTGTCATTTTGTGTTCCTGCATATAGGCAGTTAAGGCGTTTAAGATTTCAATTTTGGTAATGTGTTCCATAAGGTTTAGATGTAGTTTGAATAGTCTATTTTTGATTTGTTGAATTCGTCTTGCTCGCTGCTCCAGTTAGCGTTGAGTTCTTTTTTATCTGAAGTAGCTTGGACTTCGATAAGTTGTTGTGTTTTTGCCTGTAGTCTGTTTTCTGATTTACGGTCTTTGTGTTGGCCACGGCTATCGGTTAATAAATGTTTAGCAAGCGTGTCATTCAATAGTGGGTTAAGCATTAAATTCTCTACGTGTTGGATGTTACTTTGGCGTTCGTCCGTGATATATTGCATTACGTTAGAGTTGTAATTTTTTACCTCTGAAAGTTTCAGCGCATCGCCCTCAGTACGTTCTGCGAGTGCCATTGGTTGGATGTGTTTTTGTTCCAATAGAAATTCGTAGGTTCCTACGATGTCGACTAGCTTTCCGCTTCTTGAATTGGCATTGGTAACCAAGACTTTTGACAAATCTTGTGGGTCATATTGAACCGCCCAATCCAAGTGCGCCAATTTTCTGAAATTCAAATCAAATGAGTCATAGGTTAATGTTTGACCGTTGATTGTTGGTGTTAAACCTTGACCTTGCAGGCGATTTGTGTAGTTTGTTGTTTCGCCTAAATATCTCAAGTACATTGGCAATGATAATTCCGATTTAAACTCTGTAGAAACTTCGCTCCATTGGCCTACGTAGGCTTCTTGTTTTTTAGCTCTGTCCATTTCAATAGCTGCTATCAATTGTTGGCGACAACCTTGCTCATCCGGGAATTGATTTTTGATTTTGTTCATATACTCGCTGTTTGGTTGCGAGTTGCTTCCAGAGTTCACATTATGACCTGACCAGTTGTCCATCATTTGGCAATACTCTTTATTGAATCGGTTAAAAAATGGTTCAATGATTTTTGATTTGGCATTCTTAACCTTTGCGGGTGTGTAATGCACAGAACAGGCCTCATAAAGAGGTTTCAACGTTGCTTTAGCATAGTTATCAGATTGCAATTGGTAAGGGCGGTAATAGGCCCCGAATAACTCTTGTGAGTGTTGGAAAGCATTACGCATTGCCGATTTAATCAAAGCCGGGGTTTCGTGAGTTCCAATAGCATAACCAATGATGTACTTGTTGTATGGATCTACCACCATAACAGCAGTCAAGCGGTTGTGATAAGTTGTAGTTGAATAACCTTTGGCGTTTGTTTCTGTTTTTTGGTAAAGGAGCTCTGAATCCCAACCGTCAAGTGTCCAGTAAAGCATTGGTTTGCTCGGCGCGGTTCTTTTGTTTTGCATTAGGACGTTGTTTGAAAGTGCGTTGGCACCTTTACGACCTGCATAGATCACAATGTTGCTATCTTGTTTGCGGTTGGCCACAGTTTGTGGAGTTATTGTTTTCCAATAAAGGCGTTCCGCTACAGAGTTGTAAATGTTGGCGACTTGTGTGTAATCAAGATTGGTGTGTTTTGCCAATAACTCATCGATAAGAGCCATTTGGTCATCGTCTTTAACTTTCGATGCGTTTGAATTTTGTAAACGTCCGGATATAAAAGAAACGTAACCATGCTTCAAGTATTCATTGTATCTAATTCGTAAACCTCTGGAAGTTGTTGGCAAATTATGAGTCACCTCACGAAAACAATTCACATCTTTAGACAAACTATCCCACATATCAACTTGAACACCTCCTAGTGCTTTGATGTAAGCTTTGCGATTCGTTTTGCAATTGATTACTGCATTCATCACCGATGCGTTGTAGATATATGTTTCAATAAGTTTTAAATCAAGTTTACGATTATCGTCTCCGTAGGTATAGGCGTTATAAAAATCCCAAGCCTTACGGTCTGGCTCATAATGACTGGCAAAAAACGAGCGTTTGATTTCCGTTTTAGGATTTCCGAATTTTATGGTAAGAGAGTCTTTCCAATCTTGTGAAAGTGAGGAGTGCAACACCAGGGCATCGTAATTTAATGATGCACGGCGCAGTTGAGACTCGGTGCAGGTTTGAGAAATGACTCTTTTATTCAAAGCATTATAACTGATAACGCCTATTGAATCAGGGTGTGCATTGCGGTCAAAAATCAGAAACCCGATTTTAACTCCTAGCTTGTTACCGTAATATTCGTATGGATTTTCCATTTGATTTTTTGTTTATTGCCTAACTTAAAACTTGGTTGGTTCTAGCTTAATGACTCCTTGAATTCCTCAATAAGTTTCTGACGATTGTCGTCGATTAGCTTTTCCCTGGTTTCAATTATTTTAGACATTGCCTCGGTAGTTTTTTCGTCACCTCTTAAAAATCTCATTTTTGAAGTTGTGGAAGGAATGTTGAACATTTTTCCAAGTGTGATGTAATCACCGTATTGCATCTTTTTTTTAATTTGTTCTAATGTCATAGTAATTGAATATTTATATATCTTTGTTTCATTATTGGTACAAATATATAAACTTTGTTTCGATTTAAAATTATAAAATATAAACTATTTTTATATTTTATGAAAATAAATTTTAAATGACTAAAATTGAAAGGATTAGAAAACTTTGCAAATGGCTAATATATATTGGCTATGCTGACAATGATGCTGAGCTGGCATCCAAGTTGGGCTATACAAAGTCTTCCTTTTCGCAAATAATGAATGAAAAGGTACCCTTATCAGATAAATTCATTGATAAGATTTGTGCCGCCGATAAGAATATAAACAAAGTTTGGATTAATACTGGAAGTGGGGACATACATAATGACGGCATTAATGGATCTATGAACTTAAACGAGCCAACTCCCGGATATAATACGACCACTACCGAGGTAGTTCACCTGAAAGAAAAATTAAAAATTCAGGAGGAACAGATCCATTGGTTCAAAAATCACATTGAATTTCTTACGGAACAATTATCCATAAAAAATGTGCTGGATAAACAAAGGATCCAGGATGTATTTGAAAGAATGAATGAAATTGAGAAGGCCGCTGAAAAAAAATCAGTTAGATGACGGCTCTTCGAGTATTAGCAGCTCTTCTAGGATTTTAATAGATATTTTGCCTTCAATAAATAATTTTTTTAAAAGGCGGATGTACTGGGTTTTTTTTTGTAGGGTAGGCATTTTTTCTTGGGGGTAAAATATTCTTAGGGTGAGACGATTTTTAGTGGCGCAAATTTATGCCTATTGTTATCAAAGTTTTTACGGGAAACCTCAAAGAATAGAGGGTTTTTATGAACAATCCGGGAGTTAATTATTTAAATAGCTCATTATTAATTATTTAAATAATTTTATGTATTTTTTATTTGTATTATGGGGTATTCTAACCCCTTTTTTTTTGCCTTTTTTATAATAATTATGTATTTAGGGGGTGTTTTTTAGCTGTTTTTTATGTATCGTTGAGGCTACCCATTAGGCTACCCATTAGGCTACCCAATACTAAAATAAGTTGTTTTTATCATTTCCTAAATTGTACCGGATAAACATAAAAAAAGCCTCCATAAATGAGGCTAATTGTGCTTTAAATATCGTTTAAATCCCTTTTAAATGGTAGTTTCACGGGTGTTTCTACCTCTCAATGGTAGATCGTTGCTAATACTGGCTATTTATTGGCTCTCCGGTAGTATATAAATAGAAGTTAATGGTACATAAATGGAAGTTTCGTTTCTGTGCGGTTTTAGACCTTTTTTATTGTGAAGTATTGATTCTATTGGGTTTTTCGACCTTTTTTATATTGTATTTATTTGGTATGTTTGTTTTGGGGCCTATAAATTCTCAATTTTGTAGTAACTCATAACTATTTTCCT